TGACAATCTCCTACAGTTGAGGGAACAGACTACAGCCCCCTGTCACGGGGCTGGGTATGTCGCCTAGAGCTTGCGCAGCCAGTTCTGCCGGGTATTGGTGAAGCCCCTGTTCAGAGCGTACTTGTGCGCCTGCTGGATCAGCGTCCCTACTTCGTCTTTAACACCTGTGAACACCTTCAAATCCCTGCCGCGATAACGCAGTGCGACAAACCAAGATTGCGGAGCATGCAGGCATTCGCCAATGTCCATCACTGCTACCCTGTTCATTTCATTCTCCTTGGATCACGTAATCGGGTTCAGTGTTGCTGGGGTCTGCGAACCACTTCTTTTCGAGCAGGTAGTCCACAGCAATCTCGATTGCTTCGTCTTCGTCCAGCGTGAATCCCATGTAGCTGAACACAGCCACGAACAGGGGTTCGAAACCACACTGCCAGCCGATCAGGCAAGCGTTGGCAGGGATGTCGGCGTGGGTGCGGACAGCGAGGGCATCGTCCAGTACCGGGCCTATGTACTTCATTGCTTCAGAGCGTTTCATGATCGACTCCTACGGATGAGGGAACAGACTACAGCCCCCTGTCACGGGGCTGGGTATGTTTCCTTACACCGTCAGCAGTTCAAGCGCCTTGGTCTTCAGGTCGTCGCCAGCACCGAACCATGCGGACGCCAGCCGGTTGTCTTGCGACGTTGCGCGAACGTGGTAGTCCGCGTACTCCGTCACAGCGTTCAGCAGACCCCAGCGCGTACCCTTCACGCCGGACATCGTTGCGCCCTTCCCTGCCCCTTCAAACAGAGCCATGATGGTCTTGTAGCCACGCGTTGCACGCGCATCGGTGATCTGTTCCAGCGTGGCCTTGTTCCAGTCTTCCTTGGTCAGCAGCTTGAACACGGTCTGTTCAGCTTCGTCGTTGCGCACGTTCTCGCTGGCAAGCTGGCGCATCGTGTGCACCCACTGCGTGAAGCCGTCGCGTTCGATACCAAGCTGGTCTTTCATCGCAGCGCTATCGAACACGCTGCGGTGGCTGATCTTCACTTCGTGCTTGGCCTTGCCGGTCAGCGCTTGCGAGATTGTGTTGTTGCACACGACACGCACCGTGGTGAATCGCCCCGTGGTAGCGAGCGAGCCGTCTGCCGCAGTGGCCAGCAGCAGATACTGGCCAACCAGATCAGCACCCGACTTGATCACAGCCGTCTGACCCGTGCGGGCCAGCGCCCAAAACCGCTTTCCGCCGAACAGCGTGCCAGCCGTTTCGAGCGTGAAGCCTGCGACGCCCGTCAGGTCAGCGAAGAACTCCATGACTTCACGCGGCTGGACGATCTTGAACTTGCTGGACACGATGCCCAGTGCGTCTTTCGTGTCCGAACGGAACAGCACGTGCTGGTCTTCAATGATGCGCGTGTTGGCGTCGTCGCCGTACCGGACCCGCGAGCGCTTGATGTCCCAGTCCATGCCTGCGGCTTCGGTCCACTGGGCGATGGTCATGTTTTCTTCCAGCTTCTGACCAAGGCCGTGCCACGGCGTGTCGCCAACGTAGGCCATTTCAACCTTGCCGTTTGCGCGTTCTGTGAGTTGGTGTGCCATTTTGATTCTCCTGTTCAGTCAGATGTGAGAGCGGTTTAGATGCAGAGAAACGACAGGTAGACCATGGTGCCGATGAGAGCGACGAAGAACAGTTTCATTTTTATTTCCCCAGTTGGTTTCGAGTGTCGGGCAATGGCTCTGCCCTTGGGATGAACTATAGGATATGACATATCAGTGTCCAATAGGTACAAACCCTAATACGTGCTGCTTTTATAGTGCTTTCCTGCCACCTTGGCGGAAAAATGCTATATTCCCTTTCGGGCCAGTGCGCCCTAAACCCCTGAAAGCCCCGCCAGTCGGGGCTTTTCGCATTTCTGGAGCCAGCAATGGGCACATGCGTGGAAATCGCGGTAGACGACAACGGACAGGTCACGGTTGGCCTGTGCGACGGACCCTCGGACGCGAGCCAAACCCAGCCAGCAAAGAGCATTGGCGATGCGCTTGCAATGGCTCGGCACCTGCTGATGCAGCCGCAGCAGTCGGGGCAATCGTCTGATCAGACTAGTTCTGGCACGCCAAACGGCGCGGGCGGCGGCACCGGTCCCGATGCAACTGGCACGACTGTTTCCAGCACGCAGGACGCCGGATCGAGCGGCGAAGCGGGGCCGCAGGATGCAAAAGCGCTATGGGATTCACTGGCGCAAATGAACTTGCCGCAGAACTGAACAGCACACGGTTTCACTGTTCAGCCTGCTACTGAACAGCAATTGCAGCAGTTGAGCCAGTGAAACGGCTGAATCAGGGGATTCACATGGTTACAGGTATCGCGCGCACACAGAAGCGGGGCTGGGCAGACATGCTAGGCAAACCCGCAACGGATGAAGCTGAACAGGCAGCGCGTCGCGCTCGCTTTGCTGCAATGCTGGACAGTGCGCCCAGCGAATCGAGCAGCGAAAAGGAACTGGTTCCAGACGCTTCCCCCGGACAGGGGAACTCAGAAGCGGCAGAAAACGCTGCCCTGCTCCGGTTAGCTGGTGGCGACAAGGAGAAGGCCGAGATACTGCGCAAGGCCATTGAAGCGCAGACAGCCGAACGCTTCGCCTCTGCAATGGCGCTCGACTACGCCACCAACATGGTGCTGGCAAAGCGTGCTGGACAGCTAGAGAAGCTCACGCCCGAATATGTCGCCATGCGGCAGGGCATCAAGTGCACCGATGAAGTGCTGGAGGGCATTCTCTCGCAGGTGGCTGACGGCATCAGCGTCTACCGCATCTGCAAGCGCGACGACATGCCAACCAGTGCGGCAGTGCTGAAGAAGCTGAACAGCGCAGACTGGTTGCAGAAGTATCAGGCCGCATTGCTTGCGCGAGCCGATAAGCACGTGGACGAGATAGCCGACGCCGCACGCGAACTCACTGCGGCAGTTGCGGCTGGCGCATCGTCCGATGTGGTCAACGCCATCAAGGTGCATATCAACACGCTGCAATGGATCGCGGCGCGTATCAACCCAGCCAAGTACGGCGACCGGCAGACCGTGGACATGACCGCCACTGTCAAGCTCACTGAACAGCAGGTAGACACCCGCCTGAGCCAGCTACTGGGCAAGGCAGGGCTGGACGCCGCAGCGCTGAACGCCGCACCGGACCCGGATAGCAAGGGGCAATGATGCAGACCGACAATGTGGCAGTCCAGCCGGTCATTCCCGCGTCCGTGCTGGACAGCATCGATTACACCAAGCTGGACCTCGCGCGCCTCACGTTTGATGAGAAGCAGGAGCTACTGGACCTGTTGACTCTCAAGCACAACATGGCGAATGAGAACAGGCTTCGTGACTACGCACCCTACCCGAAGCAGCGCGACTTCCACAACGCGGGTTCGCTGGACGGCATCTTCGAGCGCCTGCTGCGTGCTGGCAATCAGGTAGGCAAGACGTGGAGCGCGGGCTTTGAGACCGCGATGCACCTGACTGGCCGCTACCCTGAGTGGTGGCAAGGCAAGGTGTTCAGACACCCAACTCAGGGCTGGGTCGCTGGCGTGACCGGCGAATCGACGCGCGACAACCCGCAGCGCATCTTGCTGGGCCGCGTGGGCATGTGGGGCACTGGTGCAATACCCGCTGAATGCATCATCAAGATTCAGCGCAAGGTGCACGGCATCGCTGACTCAGTGGACTATGTTCAGGTCTCACACGCAAGCGGCGGCATCAGCACGGTCTACTTCAAGAGCTATGAACAGGGCCGCGAGAAGTTCCAAGGCGAGACACTGGACTTCATCTGGTTTGATGAGGAACCAGACATAGAGATTTACTCCGAGGGCAAGACACGGACGCAGGCAGGCGACGAGGGTCGCGGCGGCATCGTGTACATGACCTTCACTCCCCTGCTGGGCATGTCGGACGTGGTGAAGCGCTACCTGATCGACAAGGAGCCGGGGACGCACGACACCAACATGACCATTGCGGACGCGCTGCACTACACCGAGGCACGACGCGCGCAGATCATCGCAGGCTACCTGCCGCACGAACGCGAGGCCCGTGCCAAGGGCATTCCAGTGCTGGGCAGTGGCCGCGTGTATCCCGTGGTTGAGTCAATGGTGGCTGAACAGGCGTTTCGCATTCCCATGCACTGGCCGCGCATCTGCGGCGTTGACTTCGGTTGGGATCACCCGGCAGCAGGCGTCTGGATGGCATGGGACCGCGACACCGACACGATCCACGTGTACGACTGCTACAGGCAGCGCGAGCAAACGGCCATCTTTCACGGCGCGATCATCAAGGCCAAGGGCGCATGGATTCCGGTCGCGTGGCCGCACGATGGCATGCAGCACGGCAAGGCAGACGGCGCGGAACTCGCGGCCAGCTATCGCAAGTACGGCGCGAACATGCTGGACAGTCACGCTAAAGACCCTGAACACGGTATCTCACTTGAGGCAACCGTGGGCATGGTGCTGGAGCGCATGCAGACGGGACGCCTGAAGATCGCGGCGCACCTGACAGAGCTATGGGAAGAATTCCGGCTGTATCACCGCGAGAAAGGTCTCATCGTGAAGGTGAACGACGACTTATTGAGCGCGATGCGATACGGGATCATGGCAATCGACAAGGCAGAGACCCCAGCGCCTGAACGCGCTGTGATCCCTTCATTCGGCGTTCTGGATGGCGATGCAGGGTACTGATCATGAACAACATTAAAACCATATTGCACGGCTTGCCTGTCCAGCCGTTGCTCGACTCTTTGCAGCCTGAAATGTGGGAAGACATAACCATGCGCCAACGCTATCCCGGCAGCGCGCATGCGGACACGGAGTGCATCTTTCTTCGTGGGCCGCGTTCTTTCCTGAACTTCTTCGCGGTTGACGCACAGGACTACCCTCGCCTAGAACAGGTGATCGAGCCGCTGATGCTGGTGTTGCGGCCACTGCTGAACACCATCGATTGCCAGCCCGATGAACTGGGCCGCGTAATGCTGGTGAAGCTGCTGCCCCGTGGCCATGTGAAGGTGCACACCGACACCGGGCCATACGCTGATGCTTTCCAGCGTCACCACGTGGTGCTGTCCACCAACGATCACTGCGTGTATCACTGCGGCGATGAGAGCGCGAAGCATGCAGCGGGCGACGCGTTCTGGTTCGATCACCACGCCCCGCACCACTCCCACAACTACGGCGACACCGACCGCATCCACCTGATCGTGGACACGCTGGAGCGGCGTGCGTCTGCCACTGGCACCAACTGGAGCGACCTGTGTCCGAAAAACTGATGTCCGAACTGATGAGCGAACTGGCGCAACGACCAGTGGTGCACATCGGCATGGGCCGCATGGTCCGCACGCTGGGACCGTGGAGCAATGGCCACGAAGAACAGTGCGCGGTAGTCACCCACGTGTATGGCGCAGGCATCCCCGGATGCAAGGTCAATCTGCACGTGTTCGTGGACCTAGCGCAGCCGCTGATCTGCGAGGACGTGCCGTGGTATCCCAGCCGCGCGCATGCTGAACAGGCACTCGCTGCGGACGCAGAGAAGGCCAACATCATCGGCGGCGCAGTCTGCTGCTATTACCCTGACCGGGAGTGAACATGAGCGACGTAATGACAAGCTCCACGGACCCAGTGGCGCAGTCCAACACATTCGAAGACGCAGAAGCCCAGCTAGAACGCCTGCAACTGTTCAGCGCTGTGCTGGTGAAGCGCCGCAATGAAGCCATTCAGGCACGTGCGGCAAGCGGCACTGAACGGCGCTGGCTTGACGACCTCGACAACTATCAGGGCCGCGACGCCAGCACCCGGCGCGTTGACCTGATGGACAGCGTGAGCGGCACGCAGGTGGCGCAGCGTCGCACGGCCAACGACACCACGACCGGCAAACGGTCCACGGTGTTCGTGCAACTGACGCGGCAGAAGACCAACGCGTGTGCGGCTCGCGCGGCTGACATGCTGTTCCCCACGGACGACAAGAACTGGGGCATCAAGCCGACGCCAGTCCCGGAGTTGATGGACGCGCTGAAGCACGGCACCAATCAGCCCTACATCGATCCGCAGACCAACCAGCCCCTGCCCCACCCGAACCCCGACCCGCATCCGCCGCAGCAGCCCAACCCTGACGGCAGCATGCCACCGGCACCGCAGCCGGGACCGGGCCAGCTAGTCACGATGTCGGATATCGCGGCTGAACAGATGCAGATTGCGCAGGCCAAGGCAACGGCCATGGAGCGCGAGATTGACGACCAGTTGACGGAGTGCAGCTACAACGGCGAGGGCCGCAAGGTCTTGCAGGATGCCGCGAAGCTGGGCACCGGCATTCTCAAGGGTCCGGCAGTCACCAACCGCATCAAGAAGAAGTGGACGAAGAAGACGGACCCGAACAATCCGAAAGTCTCTGTCCAGATGCTGGAAATGGTTCAGGAAGTCCGGCCCCAGTCGTACCGCGTGGACCCGTGGAACTTCTACCCTGACCCCACGTGCGGCGACAACCATCAGAACGGCGCGTATGTCTTCGAGCGTGAGTTCATGCCGGGACGCGTGCTGGCAAAGATGGCCAAGGTTCCCGGCTACAACTGGCAGGCCATTGCACTGTGTCTCGCTGAAGGCCCGCAGCACGTGCACAGCAGCGGCACCTACACGGACAACGTGCGTGCTGGCGACCTTTCCTACAACCAAGGGAACTATCAGGACAAGCGCTACGAGTTGTGGACGTACACGGGCGACATTGACCGCGACGACCTCGCGACTGTCGGACTCACGCCACCGGAGAATGCGGAGTCGTGGCTGGTGACGTTCAGCGCTGTCATCGTCATGTGCAACAACCGCATCATCAAGGCGATGCTGAACCCGCTGGACACGGGCGACTTTCCCTACGACATGTTCCGTTGGGAGCGCGTGGACCTGTCGCCGTTCGGCGTTGGCGTGCCGTACCTGATGCGCTACGCGCAACGCACACTCAATGCGGCATGGCGCGCGATGCTGGACAACATGGCGCTGTCCAGTGGCCCGCAGATCATCATGAACAAGAAGGCCGTGACTCCAGCAGACGGTAACTGGGAACTCACGGCCCGCAAGCTGTGGTTCATGGCGGGCGAGGAACAGGACGTGCAGAAGGCGTTTTGGGTCTTTGAAGTCCAGTCGCATCAGGCAGAGATTGCCGCGATCATCGACCTCGCGCAGAAGTTCGCTGACGAGGAAACGAGCCTGCCGCAGATCGCACAGGGCGAGCAAGGCACGGCACCGGATACGGTCGGCGGCATGTCCATCCTGATGAACAGCGCGAACACGGTCCTGCGGCGCATCGTGAAGCAGTACGACGATGAGGTCACGCGTCCGCACATCCGGCGCTACTACGACTGGAACATGCAGTACAACGAGGACGAGGAAATCAAGGGCGACTTTGAAATAGACGCCCGTGGTTCTTCGGTGCTGATCGTTCGTGACCAGATGCAGCAAGGGATCATGAACACCATGAACATGGCGAAAGACCCTGACTACGCTGTGTTCGTGGACAAGCAGAAGCTGTTCAGGAAGGCGCTGGAAATGCAGCACGTCACGCCTGACGATGTAATGAACACACCTGAGCAGATTCAGGCGAATCTCGAAGCGATGAAGAACGCACCGCCTCCGGTCGATCCGCGTGTCCAGTCTACGCAGATCAAGTCGCAGACCGACGCAGAGATTGCCAAGCTGCGTGTGCAGGGCGAAGCACAGTACGTGCAGACGCAGGAGCAGATCGCCCGCGACAGCCACGCCACCGAGATTGCCAAGCTACAGATTCAGCGCGAACTCGCGATCCTGCAATACGCAACCCAGCAGAAGATGCAACTGACCGATGTCAAGGCCCAGCTAGTCATGCTTGCCATGAAGCAGGGCCACGACTCGGCACAGGCGCAGGCCGAACGGATGACGCGCGCAGTCGGCGCACCGGCTGGCCCTGCTGATTCAGCCCAACCGCAGCAACAACCCGATGAGGCATTTCAATGAGCGGCCCCGTTCAAAACACTGTTTCATTCGTACTGGACAGCGCGGGTGTGCCGTTCAGCCCTGAGTCCTGCTCCCATGTCTACGGCTACACCGGCACGGACATGACGAGCGACACGGCAACCGATGCCCAAGGTGTTCAGCGTCGCAAGACCTACACCTACGCCGCTGACATCGTGCAAACCGAATCCATGTGGGTCCGGTTGCCGTAAAGCAGTACCCTTCCCCACTCTTGGAGTCTCACATGACCGTTATGGACAGCATCTACCACGCCAACCTCTCGCGTGGCGGTGCCATTCTCGTGCCTGCACTCGACATCAGCGATCTGCTGGTGGCAGGCGATCAGGCGAGCGCGGCAGACAACGCCGCAGTGTTTCAGGCTGTCATCGCATCGATGGTGGCAGACGGCGCATATCGCCCCATCGCTGTCCAGAAAGCTGGCAGCTACTACCTGCAACAGGTCAAGTGCTTCGACCACACGCACATCATCATTGGCGATGACGTGGAGTTCGTGAAGCCCGACGACTATCCGCCCTGCATGTTCATCAACGAGGGCGCGCTGAACACCCCGCCGACCGCCAACAGCGACATCAAGTTCACGGGCGGCGGTCGCATCAACGGCAACAAGCTGAACCAGCCGGGTCTCACGCGCGCAGTGGCTGGCGCTATCACGGTGAACACGTTCCTGTACGGCATTCAGGGCGAAATCTCCATGATCAACGTGACGGACCTCGAAGTGGCGATCCGCTTCCCCTACGAGTGTCGCGGCTTCTTCACGCAGTTCGTCGGCACCAACGGTCACTTTCACGGCATGCGACCGGAGACCGGGCTGGACTTCCTGCACATCAACGGCCCGACGAATCACGTGGTCATCGAAGACTGCAAGGGCTACAGCAGCGACGACTTCATTGCGCTGAACGCGTGGGACTGGCACCAGTCGGCACCGACGACCGGCGTGATTCAGGACGTGTCCATTCGTGACTGCGCGTATTACGGTAGCCGTGGAGTGGGCGACTACTCGCGCACCGGCATGATGACCAAGTTCCTGTCCGGCACGCGCAGCACGGGCGACGGCGCTAACGGTCTCGCTGCGATCCGCAACGTTCGCATTGAAGGCTTCCGATACGATCCGACTGTGGGCACCGCGCACGCGGCTGAACCCGCGTTCGGCATCATCGGTGACTACGATCAGGTCAACGGCAGCGAGTACAGCGGCGTCGGTCTCGTTGAAGACGTGACGATCAAGGGCGGCGAAGCCATCGCATCGTCGTACCTCGCGCCGTTCTTTCAGGTCAGCAAGACCGCAGGCAGTGGCGCGGATGCAGACGGCCAAGTGTCCATCAACGTGCGCCGCTTCACGGTGCAGGACACCTTTGTCGATTGCAGCAAGGGCGAAGCCAACTGCTTCTGCCCGGTCAGCTTCGCAATGCAGTACCAGACGTGCACGCTGAATGACGTGATCTTCCGCGACATGGACTGGACCCCTGCCCCGCTGGACAGTGATCAGGGTTTCGTGACGCTTGCCAACAAGGACATGATTGACTCGTTCGAAGTGGACGGCCTGACGATCAACGAAAACCCGTCCGCGTCGGCTGCAACGTCTGTCGTGCTGGTGGACAAGTATGACGGCGTGAACCCGTGCATCGTGGACGACTTCACGATTGACCGTATCAAGACCTCGGCTGGCTACCTGATGAAGGGCGCATGGCTGCGTTTCAACGGCGGCGTGAACAACTTCCGCAGCCGTGGCGTGTCGATCAACGGCGCAGGTGATTCGAGCGTGTACGGCTCGGGCATCTACTTCAATTCGTCGGTGGCCTTCTGCAAGCGCGGCGTGATCAGCCAAGCCAAGTTCAACGGCGTGCTGGTCGGCGTGAACGTGGATGCTGTGTCCAGCGACGGCGTGACCATGCAATACGATGATTGCAATTTCATCAACATGGCGCAGCCGGTGTTCATCAACGGCACGTACAGCGCCAAGGTCACGTATCGCGGCGGCAATATCGACACACCGACGAACCTTGCCAACTCGGCAGGCAACCTCACGCTGTCGTATGAAGGCACGACATCGAGCGGCGGCGGTGCAACGACCCTGACCCGCAGCGCAGGCACGTTGCGCGTGCTGAAGTCGGATCAGATCGTGCTGCCCGCAGCGGCCCCGCTGAACCCGTCGAACAACGATACGGTGACGTTCGCTGCTGCACCGGCAGGCGCAACCGGCACGGGCGCGGGCACGTACATCCGCAACACGACCGCTTGGCAGAAGCTCAACTAAAGGACCGGCCATGACCCTCGGACAGTTCAAAATCTACGCCGCCATCTGTGGCCTGTTCGGGGGCGGCGGCAGCGGCAACCCGACGCGGCAGAACATCATGTCTGCGCCGACCGGGGCGGACGACACGGCAGCGTTGCAGGCTATCGTGAACCAGATCATCGGCAACCCCGGCAAGGGTCTGTTCATTCCCGATGGTCACTACAAGATCAGCGATTCGATCAAACTCGGGACGCTGGACACGGACGTGATCACGGGTTTACGGATTCATGGCGAGTCACGCGGCGGTGTCATCATCGAGCAGATGACGAACGGCAAGCCGATCTTTCAGACGCACGCGCAGTTCTTTCACAGCGCGCACTTCGAAACGATGTCGCTGACGTACACGAACGCGCAGGCAGCAGGCAGTGGCGCGAACGTGTTTGAATGCGACGGTCCTGCGGGCGGCAGCTTCTACAACTGCACGTTCAGGGACATCACGGCTGACAAGTTCGACTACTTCTGCAATGCGCCGACCGTGACATGGTGGGGCAATGCGTTCCGTGACCTGTGGCTGGGCAACTTCGCCAGCGGCATCACGAACGTGCAGGCCGCAGCGGGTGAGCCGCGCTGCACATTCGAGAACCTGTACATCACGGGCGAGCGTGCGACGCAGCCGCTGTTCACTAACAAGTCCATGACGGCTTGGTACAACAACATCGAAGTGAACAACTGCGTGAACGGCGTGAAGATGCTGTTCGACAACGCAGGCGGCAACCACGTGATCGGTCACTGGGCGCTGGAGTTGGCAACGTTCGCAGCGGCGGCAACGCAGCAGCTATTCGACGTGCAGAACAGTCGTCTGCTGGCCCAGTACATCTATCTGACCTCGCTGACGTTGGGCGCGGGTGCGACGGTGTACGCGTTCCACGCTGAGACCGGAACGTCCACTGCGCAGATCGAGCAACTGGACATATCGTTCGCGGCCAACGCCGGACAGTTCTACGTGTTCAACGCACAAGGCCCAACGCCCTGCCGCCTCGGTGACGTGAAAGGGCTATCGGCCACGTGCGCGCTTGGGGACTCGGGCGGCTCTGCCTGCCTGAACTTCGTCAGCGTGGACAGGTGGAACAACCCGGCTAACGTCAACTTCCTCGCGGACGCTGCGGCAACACTGGCTTACGATGCACCGGCCACGCAGATTCTGGACGTTCCGCTAACCGCTAACCGCGTCGTCACGCTGCCGCAGGGCACGTCTGCATCGAGCACTCTGCTTCACACCGGTCGCCGTTTCAAGTTCGTGAGAACCGCGAATGCAACCGGTGCTTTTACCCTCACGATCAACAACTCTGCTGGCGCACAGGTCGCACAGTTTCCTGCGAGCGTAAAAGGCTCGATTGAACTGGTGTGGCAACGCAGTGGCGCAGCGGCTAACTGGTCGTGGGTTCTAGTACAGCAAACAACCTGATGGAGTACCCATGGTTTCCAAACTGAATAACTTCCTTAACCAGCGTCGTGGTCCGCTGCGCTGCATCGCTCTCGGTGACAGCGTGACGCAGAACGATTCGTTCCTGTCCACGGACGGTCTGTGGACGGAGGGCAACGGCTGGTTCGAACAAACGCTGCGCGCACTCAGCGGGGCTGATCAGAACTACGTGTTCGTGCGCAACGCAGGCATCGGCGGCAACACGACGCCGAACATGCTGGCTCGACTGGACACGGACGTGCTGGCCTACAACCCCGATGTCATGTTCCTGATGGCAGGCACGAACGACATCCTGCCGGGTGCAGTGGACGCGGACTACGCTGCGTTCTTCACGACGCTGGAAAAGATCATCGTCCGCGCGCAACTGGCGGGTGTGAACGTGATCCTGTCCACGTGCCCGACCAAGGACGCTGCACCGGCTGAAATCGCTCGCGCGATCCCGTGGTACTACATGCTGGCCAAGCACTACGGTATCCCGCTGATCGACGCGCACCGCGCTGTTACCGACCCGGTGACTGGCCAGTACAAGACCGGCTATAGCGATGACGGCACGCACCCGAACCAGACCGGCATTGCCGCTATCGTGGCGCAGGTTAGCCTGTCCATTGGTCTCGACGGCAATCAGGCTTATCGCTCGGTGGTTGCGACGACCACGCCGCGACCGGACAACCTGATCCTGAACGGCTGCTTCGTGAACAACACGGTGCCGCCCGCCATGGACTTCTGGTCCGTCAACACGACCGGCGCGTCGTTCACGCAGGACACAGTGGCGGGTGTCAGCGGCAAGGCGTTTGATTACGTGAAGACGGCAGCAGGCGGCGCTTATGCGCTGTTTGGCTCCAGTGTCCCGGCTGCACAATACCTCGACGGCGATGTGTTGGTCTTCAGTGGCCTGCTGTCGGCAACCGGTTTGACCGGCACGCCCATCGCTGGACACACGGTCTTGATGCAGTTCGACAGCGCGGACAGCTTCCGTCCGATCAACAACCACGTGGTCGATTCGTACCGGACACTGGGCGAGTTCAGTCAGGAGGCTGTGGTCCCTGCCGGTTACGGTGGTGTCCACGACCTCACGCCGCAGTGGTTCGTGCAGGACATCGGCACGTACAAGGCGGCTGAACTCACGCTGTGGAACAAGTCGGCTTACGAGCGCGTGTACAAGCCGGGTCTGTTCAAGGGCTAAGCGCTCGACGTAGTAGCTGTTAGCTGGACAACGAGGGGCCACTGCGGTGGCCCTTCTCTTTTTCTAAACGGAGATTGACATGACTGACGCATTCTCGGCAGCGCCTCCTAGCCAACCCGGTTCTGCTGCGGCTGCGGCAACGGGAGATACCGATGCGCAAGCAACGACTCAACAAACGGCAGCACCTGTCAGCGATCCGGCACCGGATGCAGCGGCAGGAACGGCAACGGACCCGGCCCCTGCGGCAGATGCAGCGGTCGCCGCTGCGGGACAAGATAGTCAGTCTGTCGGCGTGGCTCCCGTGGCTGAACAACCTGCCCCGGCTGTAGACGCGGGAAACGTATCTGCGGATGCGACGGCATCTGCGACGGACGCTGCTACCGGTGACGCGGGAAACGTCGCGGCGGGTGCGACCACTGGCGCAGAGGTTCCGGCTGCGCCCTCCGGGTCTGCACCTGCCGACGCTACGGGCGGTGATGTCCCAAACGTGCCTGCCGCGCCGGATGCGGCTGCGGCGGGCTCCACGCCTTCGAGCGCTGATCCGGTCTCAGAGCCGGTAGGGCAGGGCGGTGATGCAGCCCCGGCACCGGCCCCGGCACCGGCCCCGGTAGCCGACACAGCGCCCTCCCCTACTCCGGTAGAAGTGGAAGGGCAGGGCGACGCCGCGACCGGCACCACGGACGTGCAAGACCCCCCTACCCCGCCGACTGCGGTGGTCCCGGCGATCCCGGATGCACCCGCACCGACGCCCGTGGTTGAACCGGCCCCGGTCGAAACGCCGACCCCGGAACCGGTTGTCAGCTTGCCCGACATGGCCGCAGCCGCAAGCATGCTTATCCAGTTCGCAGGCGTGTTCAAGGCCGCGAATGACGCTGCCGCCATGCTGAGCCAGATCGGTGATCTGCACGCGGCGCTGAAGACCGCGCAGGACGCCCTGAACGACCTCGACACAAAGGTCGCGGCCAAGCAGGCGAGGCTGGACGCGCTCACCACGGATGTGAACAACGCCCGTGACTACGCGGTCAAGCTGCTTACCGACGCTTCGACCGACGCGGCTGCTGCACTCGACGCCGCGAACAAGCAGGCACAGGACGTACTGAGCAACGCGAACGCGCAGGCGATTGCGACGGTCAAGCAGGCGCAGACGACCGCAAACCAGATCGTCGCTGATGCGCAGACGGAAGGCGCTTCGGTGCGCGCTGAAACGGACCAGATCAGCGCCAAGCTGGAAAGCCTGCGCGCCACGCTCGACTGGACACAAGATCAAGTCGCCAAGGCGCAGCAAGTGACGCCGCCCGCGACTGGACCGCAGCCTTAATAGAAGGGGAGTGAAATGGGACGAGGCGATAAGGAAGTGTTCCCCCGCCGACTTGACACGAACGTGGCGGGCGCTGAAGGTGAACTGACCGTCAGTATTTCCGGCAGGAAAGCATACGTGCATGACGGAAAGACCCCCGGTGGTATCGCCTTGGTCGATGCTCTCGGGGCGGGTCTGTTCAGAACACCAGCGGGATTCAGCATGCTCAACCTGCGCCCGATCCGCGTTGTCGGGATCGGGGACTCGATCATGCAGGGCAACAGCAACAGCAACGACGCGGGCAGCGTGAACGGTTCACCTGTCCCGCTGAACTGGAATGACTCGGCGGGTGTGTTCGAAACGTCGCTGTGGAAAGCGAACGCCGACACGAACGCTTATGCGCAGTACCAGTTCATGGCCAACCAAGGAATCGGCGGTCAAACAAGCGCGCAGATTCTGGCGCGCATGCAGACAGACGTGATAGCGCTGAAGCCTGATGTGTGTTTCATCATCGCAGGCACCAACGATCTGCTGGCGAACATGGGCGACGATGGCCGTGCAGCGCTGATGAACAACATCGAGCAGATGGTTATTCAGTGCATCGCGGAAGGCATCGCGCCGATCCTGTGCACACCGCCGCCGAAAACGGACTTGCCATTTGAGCCGACTGAAATACAGCCGTACTACTACGACCTTGCACGGTTCTACGGCATTCTGCTGCTGGACATGTACAGGGTCGTCGTGGACCCGGCGACGGGCGGCTATAAGGCTGGCTGGTCAGAAGACGGCATTCACCCCAGTGCGGTCGCAATTGACGCGATCAGCACGGAGTTTGCCAAGGGGCTCGCGACACCACAGCGCTACATCAACCGGCCTTATCTGTCTGCCACGGGCTCACTGCTGGTGAACCAGCAGGCGAACATGTGCCTGAACGGTAACTTCACGCAGGGACTGGACGGCGGCGGTAATCCACTGGCGTGGACAGCCGGACTCTCAGGCACCAACTCACTCGCGGTTACGGCCAACGCAGCGTTGCCGTTCACCGGAAAGAAGTTTGTCTATACGGTTCCGGCAGACGGCGACGATCAGTTGTACCCGCTGTTCGGCAACAACATCAACTCGGGCTTCGCGCCCGGTGACGTGCTGGAGTTTGCAGCCGGGTTCTCACAGAGCGGCATGGTTCCCGGCACGTCGAACGGCAACACCTTTCAGCTTGCGTTTGACGGGGTAGGGGGCTTTGCCCGACCCATCAATCTGTTCCCGTACAACGGTGACTTCGTTGTGAACCAGCAGGCGTATGTGCCGCAGGGCTGTACCACGATCAATGTCCAGATGTACTCGCAGGACAAGAGCGTGGTGTACACCCTGCAAAACGTGACGCTGACTAACCGCAGCGCCCGCGAGCGCATCTGGACACCGGGGCAGCAATGATAAGCGATCAACTGGTCCGAGAGGCACAGCGGTTCTGCCACGAAGACAGCTTGGCATGGAATGCACTAGAAAAATATCTGACGGCCATGATTCAGGACCGCCGTGAAGCACTGGACAACCCAAAGATGGACAGCACGGAAACGGCTGTTGTTCGCGGGGAGATTCGAGCATTGAAAGAACTGCTTGCCCTACCCACTCGGGTAACGCAGGTGGTTCAGAGCGATCCGGGTTACGGGACCACATCAGCTACGGGCTGGGAATCGTAACACCCGATACGTCACATACGATCTGGAGAGTTTGAAATGTCAACACCGAACACGCAGGATGAAGGCAAGACCGCAGCGCAAATTTGGGCCGAAGAAGCGACCACGCCGACGCCGCTCAATGAGCATGCAGAAACGCCCAGTCCTACACCGGCACCGGCACCCGCACCGGCTCCTTCACCCGCAGCAGCGCCTGCACCTTCCCCGGCACCGGCCCCTGCACCCGCAGGCGACGATCCTTACGCCGGACTTCACCCGACCATTGCTCAACGGTTGCGTGGACTGGATGGTCTGGAGCAACGCCTGCGCAAGAGTGAAGGGACACTGGGCAATCTGAACAGTACGCTCAAGACTGTTCAGGACGAGAACGCGAAGCTGAAGACTGCACTTGAACAGCGCGCCACAACCGCAGCAAGCGGTGGTGCGGCTCCTACCGCAGCGGCGGTTGCAGCGGCAGCAGGAAAGAGCGAGAAGTGGGAAGCACTGAAGGCTGAATTCCCCGAATGGGCTGAAGCCGTTGAAGAAAGACTGGGCTCGCAGGCTGGACAACAGCAGGCACCGGTTGACCTCGACGCCTTGCGCAAGCAGATTGGGGATGAACTGGCTGGACAGCTAACCACGAAGCTCACCGAGGAAATCAGCGCAAGCATTCAGGCTGCTACCGAGGAACGACTCGTCAACGTGGCGCACCGGGGCTGGAAAGACACGGTGAAGACTCCGGCATTCACGCAGTGGATGCAGGCACAGACTCCAGAAGTTCAAGCGCTGGGCGCAAGCCCGGTAGCAGAAGACGCCATCGCCTTGCTGGACGGATTCAAGTCATGGCAAGCGACGCAACCCGCACCGGTCGATCCGGCGCGCGTGGCGGCTGAGCGCAAGCAACGTCTTCAGGATGCAGCAACTGTTGCGCGTGGTGGAGCCTCGCAGGCACCCATCCGGTCCACCGATGACATGTCCGCAGAAGAACTGTGGGCATTCGAAGCGGCGGAACTGGACAGGAAGAAGCGGGCGCAGAACGCGCGCTAGGAGCCAGCAATGGCAATGCAGGGTTATGGGTCGGCACCGGGCCGCAACTCGATCAACGCGGTCGGAAGTTCGCCGCCACGCTCTGTTGCCACGCGCAAGGTTCCGATCATCCTCTCACACATGAAGCCCGCCGACGCAAAAGCGCTGGCGCTCAAAACCAAGAAGTAGGAGCAACAAAATGTCGATGCAAGGATATAGCACCGCACCCTCGCGGAACCTCATCCGGGCTGAACAGGCCATGCTGTCGCACGCCGAACCGATCATCGTTCTCGGCAACTTCGGCACCCAGCAGGAACAGCCGCTGAACAAGACGGATACGATTGTGTTCCGTCGCGTGAACCCGTTCAACATGCAAGCCAACGGTACGCCGGGTATCGTCGCGCAGAACTTCGTGCTTGCTGAAGGCACGACGCCGAACAGCAACAGCATCACTTACACGGACGTGTCCGTGACGCTGCAACAGTACGGCGTGCTGTTCAAGTTCTCCAGCAAAGTCGAAGCGATGTACGAAGACGACATCCCGGCTGACATGGCCACGCTGACCGGCGAAACGCTCGCTGAAGTCACCGAACTCATCCGCTACGGCGCGGTGAAGGCGGGCACCAGCGTGTTGTACGGCAACGGCTCGACGCGCGCAGGCGTGAACACCGTGCTGTCGCTGAACCGTCTGCGCGCGGCAACGCGTGCACTGGAAAGCGCTCGCGCGAAGATGGTCACGCAGCGTTTGGCCACGGGCGTGAACTACGGCACGCAGCCGGTCGAACCGGGCTACATCGTGTTCGTTCACACGGACGTGGAAGCGGACGTGCGCAACCTGCCGGGTTTCACGAAGACGGTGGAATACGCGCAGTTCAAGCCGGTGCACGAACGTGAAATCGGTTCGGTCGAACGCTTCCGCTTCATCACGTCGCCGCTGCTGGCTCCGTTCCTCGCTGCCGGTTCGAACACGCTGAACGGTTGCCTGTCGCAAGGCGGTGCCAACGTCGATGTCTACCCGGTCATCGTGATGGCACAGGAAGCGTGGGGGCAGGTGGCCCTCAAGGGCATGGGCGCTGTCCAGCCGACGATTTTGCCGGCCAAGCAGAAGAACCACGCTAACCCGCTGGGCCAGTTCGGCTACGTGGGTGCGAACTTCTGGACAGCATCGGTTCGTCTGAACGAGAACTGGATGGTGCGCCTCGAAGTCGGCGTGTCCACGCTGTAAAACCGCTGACGCGGCTGGATGCGGTCTGTCCAGCCGCAGGAGAAAGATCATGGCAGCAGAAAGTATCAGCCAGCGCTGCGATGCGATTGACGACCCGGCAACACAGCGGGCCATGATCGCAATTTTCAATAGCCTGAATGCAGACATTCAGACTTTGAAGGCGGCGCACAACAGCCACGTCCACGTAGTGTCTGGTGCAGCGACTACCACGCTGAGTTCCGGCACCGTGGGCAACCTCAACACGACCGCGTAAGTCGTCAGCAGCTAACGCTGTCCAGACACTTCAAGGTCAAGCATAGGAGTTTCAAAACCATGAGCTATAACCTCACTGGTGCCGCTTACGGCGGCAACGTCACGCTGTCCAACCCCGCACTGGTTGCGACGAACGCTGCGGCCACTTACTCGGCTTCGACGTTCAGCTATGCGATCAAGGGTGAACTGTTCACCAGCGGCGCACTGGCAGCGGCAGCACCCGCGACCGACGCGAAGACCGGCAAGGCATTCGTGCCGCTGGTAGCAGGCGAGTCGTGCCTGTTCGCGTTCTTCATCGATAAGGCGCAGGCTGTCAAGGTTGTCCAGTCGAAGAAGGTTTCGACGCTGGACTTTCAGGGTGGTCTCGCGGCCATCGAGTTCCCGCAGATGGACGACACCCTCACGCCGTATGGCTACATCACGGCGCAGGGCTCGGCTGCACTCGTCGGCAACTGGACCCTCGGCTCCAGCAACAACACGGGCGTAACCGGTATGACGGTCACGGCGCACAGCGTCATGGACTACCCGGCGCAGCCCATCGTCACCGCCTAAGCTGTCCAGCTTTAAAGAGTCTCCAGCCGCTGAGTCTAGCGGTTTTCACGCCTCACGGTCTTCGGGCCGTGGGGCTTTTTTACGCCCATAAGATTCTGGAGAAGCAACATGAGTAATCACCACAACCAAGGCAAGCCGCAGGGCGGCAACCTGAACAAGCCCGATCCGCTGGAGCGCGAACTGGTCAGCGGTGCAGCGAACCCCGCGCCCGCCGAAGACGCGGCCACGGCTCGCGCTGCTGCCGAACAGCTTGCCGCGCAGCAGGCCGCAGCACAGGAAGCCGCGATCAGCGGTAAGGCGATCAACAACCCGGTTCGCATGTCCGAAGCGTTCGACACGCGCGAACTGGAGATTCAGGACACTGGCCCGATTGGGCTGGAGGAAATTCGCGCCAAGGCTCACGCAGCGCTGGACAGCGAACACATGATCATGGAAGCCGCTGGCCTGACTGAAGAACAGATCAAGCTGGAGCGCTTCATGAATGAAATGGTGGTCATCACCGTCCATGAGTCGCCGAACGAAGAAGACCTTCCGGTCGTGTGCCCGATGGTCAACGGCACTGGACAGCCGATCGTGCGCGGCTACCCGACCGCAGTCAAGCGCAAGTACGTCGAATGCCTCGCTCGCGCGAAAGAAACGAAGTACAAGCAGGTACAGATGGACGCTAACGACCCGTCTTCGCTGAAGATGGTCCCGCGTACCGTGCTGGCCTATCCGTTCGCCATCGAGCGCGACGACAACCCGAATGGCCGCGCGTGGCTGCGCGACATCATCCGCCAGCAAGGCTAAGGGGTAGGGCATGAACTTCGTTGATCTGACTGAGCGCCTGCGTTACGAGTGCGGCGTTTCCGGCACGCCGCTGACCACTGTCCAGAACCTGAACGGTGAACTGCTTCGTCTGCGCAACTGGATTCGTGACGCGTGGCAGGAGTTGCAGCAGGAACGCACGGACTGGAAGTTCATGCGCCGCAACCTCAGCTTTACCACGGTCGCGGGTACGCAGTCCTACGACCTCGCCACTGTTCAGGCGGCAAACGGCGCAATCGACATCGATCTGTACCGGATGGACTCGTTCAGCATCGATCCGCCGACCGACGCCGACCGCTCGCAGGAGCAGCCGCTGGGCATCATGGGCTACGACCACTTCCGCAACATGTACATCGTTGGCTATCCGGTGAGCGACCCAACCCGCTGGCAGCGGCCCATGACCGCAGCGGTGGACGATGCCAAGACCATCTGGTTCGGTCCGTGTCCTGACCTCGCTTACACGATCCGTGGCGAATGCTGGGTCAACCCGCAGATTCTGTCGCTGGACACGGACGTGCCGATCATGCCAGCTAAGTACCACAACGTGATCGTGTATCGCGCGATGAAGAAGTACGCCGGATACGAGTCGGCCAACGACGTTCGCGTGCGGGCGGTTCAGGAGGGCAGGGTGCCTGAACTGACGCTGTTCAATGAGCAGCTTCCGCAGGTGACGATTGACGGAGCGATGGACAGTAATCATGGCTTCTAACAGAGACCCTAACCAACTGGACACGCCGGACACACAGTTTTTCCTGCTGAAAGGCGGGGTAGACCAAGTGAGTCCGGCGCTCACTTTGCCCCCCGGCATCTGCCGGGACGCCATCAACTTCGAATGCAGCGTGTTGGGCGGCTACTCGCGCATCGCGGGCTTCGAGCGTTTCGACGGTAGGCCCAGCCCTAGCGAGCAGGCGTACTGGACAATGGAAGTAACGTTGACCGGGGCTGTCGCGACCGGCAACACGATCACAGGTGCCACGTCCACGGCAACCGCTGTGGTGGCTTTTGTAGCGCCGGACGGCGCTAACGCCATTCTGGTGACGACGAAGCTCACCGGCTCTTTCGCCGCAGGCGAAACGCTGAAGGTAGGCGGCGTTGCCGTGGGCGTGACGAATCAGGCCGAACAGCGCAGCGGCGCGCTGACCGCCCAACTGGACGCGAAGTATGCGAAGTACGCGGCTGACATCTACCGCGCCGACATCCAGAAGGTGCCGGGTTCCGGTCGCGTGCTGGGCGTATGGATGTACAACGATGTGAAGTACGCTTTCCGCAACACGGTAGATGGCTCGGCTGCAAAAATGTACAAGGCCACGTCTACCGGCTGGACAGAAGTAGTGACGGGCGTAACGCTCGCCCCCGGTGGTGCCTACGAATTCGTGAACGCGAACTTCGGCGGCTCCGCTGCAATGAAAAAGATGTACGGCTGTGACGGTGTGAACAAGGCATTCCAGTTTGATGGGACAACGTTCACGCAGATCACGACCGGCATGGCCGTGGACACGCCGCGTCACATCGAGTTCCACAAGAACTTTCTGTTCCTCGCGTTCGGGGCCAGCCTGCAACACTCACCCATTGGTGATCCTACGGCTCCGTGGAGCGTGGTGATCGGAGCAGGCGAGATTGCGCTGGGCGATAACATCACGTCGATCAAGTCGTACACGGCGGGCACCAGCGGCAACAACACCAGTTCGTCCAACTCTGCGCTGCTGATCCACACGAACACCAAGACACAGATTCTGTACGGCTCCAGCGAAGCGGACTTCAGCTTGGGTGCGGCGTCAGCGACGCAGGGCGGCGTTGAGAACTCTGTCCAGTTGCTCGACCAGCCGTACTTCATGTCGGACCTCGGGATCGTGAACCTTGCGACCACGCAGGCGTTCGGTAACTTCCAGCAATCTGCGCTCTCGCAGCAGATGAACGGGTTCGTACTTCAGGAGCGCTCGCGCATTCTGTCCAGTTGCATCGTGCGCAGCAAGTCGCAGTACCGACTGTTCTTCAATGACGGCTACGGCCTGTACCTGTCGTTCATCAACGGCAAGATCATCGGCCTGATGCCCGTCAACCTCGGCATTCAGGTCGCGTGTCTGTGTTCGCTCAAGACGAACAACAACGAGGAACTGCTGTTTTTCGGTGACGATCAGGGCTACGTGTACCAGATGGACAAGGGGCCGAACTTCGACGGTGCGCCGATCAGTTCGTATCTGTTCCTCGCGTTTGCTGCGTTCAAGTCTCCGCGCTACAAGAAACGGTGGCGACGTGCAGCGCTGGAGGTAAGCGGGACAGGCTACTTCGAATACTCGGTTGCCTACGACCTCGGCTGGGGAACCGTAGACATCGGCGTGACGCCGGGGCAGATGCTATCGGCCAGCCTCAAGCCGTCGATATGGGATCAGTTCGTGTGGGATCAGTTCTTTTGGGACGGGCGCTCGGAAGGCCCGACCGTGGTTCCGCTGGACGGGTCAAGTGAAAACATCGGTCTGCGCATCATCAGTGAGGGTGACAGCTTCGACCCGTTCACGGTTGCAAGCTGCACTTATCACTTCTCGATGCGCAGGCAGCTTCGCTCGGATAACTGAACATGGCCAACAACTACTATACGCACACAACGTACCCTGCGTCGAACTCGCAAGGCAGTTCAGCGGGGCTGCGGGGTGAACTGAACGCAATCATGGCAGGCTTCGATCTGCTGCCTGACCCGCTGGGTGTCGGGCTGAAGGGCTTCAGTGATGGCCGCTGGGAAAACGCCACGATTGTGAATGGTGCGATGGACGGCGTGGTGATCGGGGATAGCGCGCCCGTGCGTGCGGCCTTCACGACGATCATTGCGAGCGCAGCGGCAACGCTCAGCGGTGGCGGCACACTGGCTGGCACGTTCGCAGCCGGTGCCGCAGGCAAGCTGACTGGCTTCGGCATCAGCGGCGGCACACTGGACAACGCGCCTATCGGGCTCACTACCCGCAGTTCAGCGCTGTTCACCACGCTCGGCGTAAATGGCGTCGCAACGCTGGACGGCGACGTGAACGTAGGCGGCGCATTCAACCTCAAGACTGGACAGTTCGAACTGGGTAATCCGGCTAACGCTGGTGCACCGTTCATGGACTTCCACAGTTCAGGTGCCGGGTCCGACTACGACGCACGGATCACATCAGCAGGCGGCAGTGCTACGGCGGGGCAGGGCACGCTATCGCTTCTCGCCTTGCACATCGCCATGAGTACGCGGCCTACGTGGGCCGGTGGCGCAGTGCCGTGGGATAACACGAACCTGCCCGCGCCGATGCAGACGACCGGTGGCGTACTGTCGGGCGCGCTCACGCTCCAGAACGCCTCGGGCAACACGGTATCGCCACTGTTGACGTTCAATGCGGGTGATTCTCCCGGCCCGCACCTGTTCAGCGCAGTGAACGGCGGCAGTGTTGAGCTAGGCATCAACAACGCCGCTGGCTCGCTGCGCAACCTGACGCTATCGGATTCAGGTGCCCTGTACGTCCGTGGCGGCGCTACGTTCGGGGCTCGCCCCACATGGCTGGGCTACACACCGTGGGACAGCAACAACCTGACCAACCTGAACCAGTTGGCCAACGGTCCCGGCTATGTCACCGCAGGCGCTACGGTGAACAACGCGAACCATCTGAACGGCTGGACATTCAACTACGCCGGTCAAGGTGGACAGCCTACTTGGCTTTGGGGCACCAACGGTGATGGCAATTTCAACGCACTGTGGAACCCTGCCGCCTTCAGCGTCAACTACGCGAACAGCGCGAACTACGCGAACAGCGCCGGTAGCGTAGGCGGCGTAAGCAACCCGGCCACGAACGGCTCACAGGTGCAGTGGAATTCCGGCATCTATGAAATCGGTCCAATGGCAGGGAACAGCACGCTTCGGGCGGGTGCGCCGTGGGTGTGCGTGGGCTGGCGCACGGCTGATAGCGATTACCTTCGCGTGAACCAAGGGACCGGTGGCCAGTTCTTTCAGTTCGCATGGCTGCGCAATCAGTGAGGTCTAAATGAACTACGTCACCAATGAACAGCTTTGCTTCTGCTTGACCCAGCTTTATCCCGGCACAAAAAACGGGGTTGACTATCTGGTAGGGCACATGCTGGACAGAAATGGCAAATATCAGGTTGAACATGCCACGATTGTAGAGTGGCGACGGCCTGACCTTAAGCAGCCGGATAACAGCGAAGTAGTGCGGCTGTGGTCGCGCTTCAAGGCGAGCTACGCCACCACGACTGCTGCGGCTGTAGTGCGGGACAAGCGCAACGATCTGCTGGCCAAGGCCGATGTCTTGGTCAACAGGGCCATTGACACCGGGGACGCAGCGGCTGAACAGGCTGCTCGAAAGTACCGGCACGATCTGCGGCAGGTTCCGCAGCAGGCCGGGTTCCCTGATGCAATCGAATGGCCAGTAGCGCCGACATGAGAACAATAAGCGAAGTGGTCTTCCTGATCCAGAAGACCTACCCCGAACTAAAGCACGGCGTTGATTACCACGTCGCTTTCAAGGTGGACCCGGATCGTCCAACTGTCCAGATTGAAGATGCCCGCATTGACGTGTGGAGACCCACGGACGTGACGCAGCCGACTGAAGGTTTGCTCGCGTCCCTGTGGTCGCTGCACGCGCAGGAGTATGCAGATCGGGTTCAGGCAACCGGGCTGCAATTCTGGCCCACACTCACGGAGAAGTCATGACTTACAGCCTTACTGTCCAGCCTGAGCATGCGCGCATGATGGTCGCCGCGCTTGCAGAGCTACCGTACAAGATGGCCGCACCGGTTATCGAATCGATCCTGAAGCAGACCGACGAACAGGACAAGGCTCGCACCGAAGCTGAACAGGCTATGCGGGATGCCGCCGCAGCCGCCGCAGATCAGGCCGAACCGACTGCCTGAATAAACCCGCGCCGGGTCAGCGTAACCCGGCACCCGGAGGGCACGCTCAATGGCTGAACTGGATGATGTCTATAAAAGGCTAAACGATCAGGGGGACCGGATCGTAAAGCTGGAAACATGGCGCGAATTGACCGACCCCCGACTGGACACGTTCGTAACCCGCGTTGAGTTCACGCTGGTCAGAATCATCACATATGGCATCGCCGGGACAGCCTTGTTCAGTGTTTTAACGGCTCTCATTTCAAAGGTGATAGTTAAATCATGAGAACTTTCTGGCGTGACAGACGGCACCTTATCTTAGGTTTCGGATTCGTTGCCGTCTTCGCAAGTAGCACTGCGGCACTCGGATACACGATGCTCGCTGGAGAACAACAGTATGAGTCAAACAACCGAGAAAAAGACGTTTCTCCTTACGATCAAGGCAGCATATATCGAGGTCGTCGTGGTCCTGACGGCCATCGGTGTTTTGAGCGTAGGTGTGACCGGCATCTATTTCGGGTCGCAGCAACAGCTTAAGAAAGACGCTGAACAACTGGAGCGCCTGCGCGCTGAACTCAAAGACCAGCAACTGGTTTATGAGAAGCGGCTAGGGGAGCAGTCAGCCCGATACGCTCTCGAAGCACAGCAGGCTGTCCAGTCGCTTCAGCAGTTGCAGAGCGTGATCACCGCCATACAGACCGATAACAAGAAGTATGCACAGGACCGGCAGGAAGCCATGCGGCAAGCGACCGCAGCAGCCCAAGTGGCAGCGAGCGAAGCCAAGGCTGCGCGTGACCGGTTGGCCGACCTGACTGTCCAGACCAAAGAGACCAGCGTAGCAGTGGCCGTCGCAGCCTCGGCAGCGGTGTCCGCTGCATCCTCAGCCAAAGAGACCCAACGGACGCTGGAGAACGCGACCTACCCGGTTGCACAACCCCCTAAACGCGGGAGCGGCAAATGACAGTGAACCTTGTCACAGAAGCAAAGAAAGTCCTGCTGATGTCGTGGTCGGCACGCCTCGGCGCACTGGCCGCGATCCTTCAGGCACTGGCTGAGTTTCAGGACCAGTTGCCGTTGATTCGCGACTTCATCCCGCACGGTGTGTTCAGTCTGTTGGCAATCGTGTGCGCCATCGCGGTGCCGCTCTCGCGGATCATCAAGCAGCAGGGGCTGATCGACGCCATTAACACAGCGCAGGCTGAAGCGACGGCTGCGCAGGCACCTGTGGACGTGCCGGTCGCAGCAGGGCAGGTGGACGTTACCAACATTCCGCCGCCTGTCCAGCCGCCGCCTCGCGTTGTTCCGGTGGTGATCGAGCGCCGCGCACCGCCCAAGCAAGTGATCGTGGTGAACAAATGAACGAAAACCTCTCACTGTCGTATGACGACACCGCTCTCACTCGACAGTGGGAGCGCCTTGTTCTGTTTGCATACCCCGACCCCGCCAGTCCGATGGCGCTGGTGATTCAGCAAATGGGTCTGTGGGAGAAGTATCTGGCTGGACAGGTTGGCATTCCCCCACTTGCACGAAAGGCCCAGCCTGCACCGGGCAAGAAGACCAATGGCGATCCGTGGACTATCGGCTACGGACACACTGGCTCCGATGTCTACGAGAATCTGCGCTGGACAACGGATCAAGCCAACAGCCAGTTGCTGCACGATCTGGCTCCTGTCAGTCAGACGATCTACGAGTGCATCACGCGGCCACTCACAAAAGAACAATTTATCGCTCTCAACGACCTCGGCCACAACATCGGCAAGGAACAGCTACGGACTTCCACGCTGGTGCGTGTCTTCAATCTCGGTGACGTGCAGGCCGCTGCTGATCAGTTCCGCGTCTGGAACAAGGCGAGCGGCAAGGTCAACCAAGGGTTGATCAACCGGCGCGAAGCGGATCGAGCGCTGTTTCTGCTAGGAGCAAATTTTGACACTTAATCCTTGGTTCCTATTGGGGGTTGTGCTGGTGTTCCTTGGCTCTAACGGCTGGTCGTTCTACGAGGGCAAACACTACGCGACAGTCTCCGTTCAGGCGGCAGAAAAGCAGGCCGCCGATAAGGCCGCGTCCGACGCGAAGGCGGATGCCGTGATTGATTACGGTGTCCAGCAGGAACTAGCACTGGAGCAACAGCGCCATGAACTACTTGCGGAAACGCATCACAACGTGGTCGTCACGGCGATCACCAAAGACCGTGCGGCCCGCGCTGCGCAGGCAGCTTCAGGCGTGGTCGTGGACTGCAATGCTTCTCCTGCCACTTTTGGTGTCTTGCTCGACAGTATCAGAGCCAGTAACCAAGGTGCCTTCAATGCCCCCGTCGCAGGTAATGGTTCCGTGTCCGGCAGCAACGGAGCCAGCGGACCCGTCGCCGGAAGCGACGCAGTTCGCACTGGACAGCACGGCGTGGACGCTCTCAACGTGCCGAAATAACCACAGTGCCCTGATCGACTGGGTAGTCACCCACTGGAGTAAATAACATGGCCGGACTGGTGAACGACGCAACGGGGCAATCGACCCCATACAACGCGGCGCAGGCTACTACAACAAACGCGACTGCTGGACAGGCAACGTCCACCAACGCAACCTCTACCGGGTATGACCCGACCAAGGCCACTGCGGCGAGCTATCAGGCCGCAACTGGCACCGCCGCGAACGCTGGTCTCACGACCAACACGATTGACAACAGTCAGACGGTGGCGGGGCAACTGAAGGGGCTGATTGACGATAACAGTCCGCTCCTGCAACAGGCTCGCGCGCAGGCGCAGGCACAGGCTAATTCTCGCGGTCTGTTGAACAGCAGCATGGCAGCAACGGCTGGGCAGTCGGCGGTTATCTCCAGCGCGTTGCCGATTGCGCAGCAGGACGCTTCGACCAACTTCACGAACGCAACGAACAACACCAACGCAACGAACCAGAACGCGCAGTACAACGCGACGAACCAGCAGGACATGACCAAGACGAACCTGAACGCCACGAACACGGCTTCGGGTGCGAACGCGGCCAACGAACAGCAGACCAACCTGACCAACGCGGGCGCGGCCAACCAAGCCAGCCAGTTCGGCGCAGCAGCAGCGAACGCAGCGAGCAGCCAGAACGCGCAGCAGGCCACGCAGACCAGCCAGTTCAACGCCGGACAGCAGACCTCAGTCAGCCAGTCGAACGCGCAGGCTGCGAACAGCAACAGCCAGTTCAACGCCTCGGCGCAGAACACGGCAGCGCAGCAGGCCGCAGATAACGACTTCAAGGCATATCTGGACACGCAGGACAATGCGAACAAGGTCCAGTTGCAGGCCATGGACAGCGCGAACAAGACGCAGCTTGCGCAGATTCAGGCGCAGTATCAGCAGGCGTTGCAGTCCAGCCAGTCCGCACAGGCGATCTACACGCAGACGCAGCAGCAGATCAGCGCAATCATGACCAACAAGGACATGGACGCGGGAGCCAAGCAGGCAGCAGTCAACCAGCAGATCAACATGCTTAAGTCCGGCATGGCGGTCGCAGGCTCGGTTGCCAATGTGGACCTCGGAAGCCTGCTGAACTTCACTGACGGTAGCCTGTCCGGCAGCGCCCCGGTGACGAACCCGGATCATGGTAGCGGGCTGTACAACCCGGCCAACGACTACGGCTCCTACTTCGGCAACTTCGGCCAAGGGCAGGGCGGTGGTCCCGGTGGAGGGTCACACTGATGGACCTCCAGTTCAACATAGAGAGCGTGGCTGAAGTGCGCGGCGACCTCGAAGACCTGATCATCGCGCACTACGAAGAACTGACGGCCAACAAGGATGTTGTCCAGCTTGCCCCCGACTACGAGCGTTACCAGCAACTCGAAGACATGGGCAAGCTGGCCATATTCACGGTGCGCGACATGCCGAACCTGAATGACGGCACGATCCCCGGCAAGCTGGTGGGCTATTCGATTTTCTTCATCGATCAGCACATCCACTACCGCAACCAGTCATTCGCCAACAACGACATCATTTTCCTGCATCAGGACTACCGCAACCCGTTCACGTGGCGGCGTTGGCTCCTAAGCTGGACACGTCGCCTGCTGGTGATCCCGAAGCGCACCAAAGGGATCGGTGAACAACTGATCGACTTCAGCGAAGAACAACTGCGGCTGATGTGCGTGACCAAGGTTATCTGGCACATCAAATTCAAGCTGAACTGGTTCCCGATCCTGAAGCGTCGCGGCTACGCCCGCGAGGACTTCACGGTCGGCAAAATTCTATAAGGGGCTGGACATGGCTATCACAGGAGCCGCAGCTATTGCGGGCATCGCGGCTGGTGCCGCAGGGGTATCCACGGCAGTGATCGCGGTGGCGGGGCTGGCTATCACAGCCGTGGGCCTGATCACGAAGAACCAGACGCTGATGAAAATTGGCGGCGGCATTGGCCTTGGCGGTGCAGCGAGCGGCCTAGCAGCCGGTGCGGCATCGGGAGCCGCCGAAGCAGGAGCCTCGAATGCGGCGGCTGAAGGCATCGCGGCACCCAGCGTGGCAGACGCCGCAGGCGCAGGCTCGCAGGCCGCTGGCAACGTGGCTGAGTCCACACTGTCCAGTTCGGTGCCGGGTCTGGAGGGTGTGAGCTACGCCGGTTCAGGCTTGGCAGACACCAGCGGTCTGGTGGGCAGCGCTGCACAGACCTCGACGGATGCGGCCATTACCGGCGCTAGTGGGCTGAGCGGTGAAGGCACGGTTGCCCCGGTGGACGCCTCGCTGAACGGCGCGAGCAGCAACAGCATCAGCGCCAATCTGGCTTCGCAGTCGCCAGCGTCCGCTGCTGTCCAGAACGATGTGGCCGCAAGCAACATCGCGCCGGTCAACAGCAACCCGGCAAATGTCGTCACGCCAAACACGAACCCAGCCAACGCGAACACCATCGCGCAGAACGCTGCGGGGTCGTCGCCCGTCGCACCGGGATCGCAGGCAGCAGCGCCGGGATCGCAGACGGTAGCTGGACAGGCATTCAATCCGGGAGCGCAGGCAGCAGGGACGACCGCGACCGGCTCACCGATGGGCTTTAACTCGGCGGGTGCCTACACTCCGGTGCCGAACGGCTTGCAGAATCCATCGTCGTGGTGGACAGACGCTACGCAGTGGTTCACCGACCCGAAGAACAACGGGCTGATGCAACTCGGTGGCGGGCTGATCAAGGGCGTAGGGCAGGGCGTGGGCGCGCTGATCCAGTCCAGTCAGTCCGGCAGGCTGACCGATCAGCAGAAGTGGGAACAGGCCAACATGAGCGGTGCGGGCAGCGTACCAACGGTCGGTCTATCGCCGTCCGGTGCCAAGTCTCCCTACGCCACGCCGCAGCAGATTCAGCAGCGCGCGTCGCAGGCCGTGACCACAACTACCCCGCCGTATCAGGGGATCATCAATAAGAACCGGAGCTAGACATGGCGAAGAAGTTTCGCAAGCCCCAGCCGCTGAAGGGCGGCAATAAACCCGCTCCCGCGCCTGCCGACCCGACAGCCGCACCGGCTACTGCTCCCACGGGTGCCGCAGCAGCGCCCACGGATCAGGACAGCAACGATCCGATGATCGCGCAGGTGCAGGACAAGGTACGCCAGTCGGTCCCGGCGCAGTTCCGTGTGGCTGTCCAGAAGCTGGTCCTCGCTGGACAGAAGATCATGTACGACCCGCAGACCCATCACCTTATGGTGCAGGCGTTGCAGTCGGACAGCGATCCGGCGCACGCAGTGGGTATGGGCGTCACGCAGCTAATGACCATGATGTGGGTCCAGTCGAAAGGCTCGATTCCGCCGCCCGCGCTCATCCCCGCAGCGATCCTGCTGGTGTGCGAAGCGCTGGACTTCTGCGAGCAGAGCAAGCTGCTGAAGCCGGACAACGACATGATCGGCAATGCTGTTCAGGTGGTCGTGTCGTACATGATGCAGAAAATGGGCATCAAGCCCAGCGACATGGCCAAGGTGGCGGGCATTCAAGGTCAGCAGCCCGCCAACACGCAGACACCGGGTGCGCCTGCCTCGCCGCAGACCGCGCAACAGATGGCGCAGCAACAGCCGCCTGCGACCGGTGGCGGTGGACTGATCGGCGCGCAAATGGGAGGCGCAAATGGCTAGTCTTAATCTAGGTCTCATCCTCGGCTCTGCGCTCGCGGGTGCAGCAGCCGGTGGCGGGGAAGCCGCCGAAAAAATGGGTGCGTCGATGCAGGACGCCCAGCAGAAGCAGGACTTGGTGCGCCTGCAATCGCAACTGGACGAACAGAAGCAGATGCGTATTCAGGAAGCTGAACACAACTTCCAGAACCAGTTCCAGCAACAGGGCTTCGCGCACGCGGACCAGACGCTGGACAAGACGCAGCAGTTTCAGGCTGGACAGACGGACAAGACGCTCGCCAGCGAAGAAAAGCGCAGCGCGGCCAACAACGCCACCAGTCTCGCGGTGGCCAACATCAGCGCCGGGAGCGCACAGACCGTCGAAGCCATGCGTGTCGCCGCGCAGAAGGAAATCTCGGCGCAGTCCGCGAAAGGATTCCAGATCATTCAGGATAAGGATGGCGGATTCATGACCGTGGACAAGGTGAACGGCACCACAACGCCCTTGCTGGTGAACGGCCAGCAGGTTATCGGCGCAAAGAACGTGGACAGCGCAACTGCACTGGCCGCAGCCGCGCTGCTCAAGGCCGATCCCACGGCTGACCCGGCGACCCAGCAGGCGAATCAGGAGAAGGCGTACAAGCTGCTGGGTATCGACCCCGCCCGCGTGGGCAAGACTGGCCCGGTTCCCTCGGCCAAGGCTATCGCCGCGCTCAAGTCCAACCCCAGCACAAAAGCGCAGTTTGATGCGACGTTCGGGCAGGGCGCGGCAGACTCGATCCTGAATGGCGGCACACCCGCGAGCGGTAAGACAGCCAACCCGTTCAACGGTGGCGGCACCACAGCACCGCCGCCCGGTGGTGGTGATCCCGGCGCAGGCACGAACAATCCGCCGCTGATCAACGGCAACATTCCGACGCAGCCCGCACCGGCTGTTCAGGGTGTGCCGGTGAACAACGCGCAGTTCGCGCAGGGCGGCAGCAGACTCCCCGCACCGCCTGCCGCGCCCGCTGCGCCAGCGCCCGCTGCACCAGCACCGTACCAACCCAGTGCGCTCATTGCCAGTGCGATGACCCCGCAGCAGGGACCGCCGCCGACGCAGCCGCAATTCAGGCAACAACTCGACGCATTTGGACGCCCGATTCCCCAAGGTGGTGTCCAGAATCCGCTTGGCCTATAAGGACTAAACATGTCTGCCAACCCGTATGCAGCACCCGACATGGTGCAGACGAATCCCTACGATTCGCCTGACATGATCGAAGGCGGATCGCCGCCCGTACCGCAGGCTGGCGCAATCTCGGCGGGCATCAAGAGTGCCCTGCCGGGACTGCAAGAGCAGCTTGGTGAAGGTGAAGGCTATGCCGCACGCCTCGCCACAAAGGCAGGCGCGACCGGCCTTGCCGACTGGCTGCACCAGAAGTCGCAGGAGAACGCCGCTGAGGTTCAGGCTGGACAGAACCCCAGTAACACGCTTCCTGAAGATGCAGGAACCGCCGCTCGCGCAGGCTACGGTATCGCGCAGGGCGTCACGCAGGTGGGCATCGTCGGCGGTGCAGGTGCGGCAACCGGCGCGGCCATCGGCGCGGCCATCGGTGCGCCCGCGTTCGGTATCGGTGCTATCCCCGGCGCAATCGCAGGTGGCGTGCTGGGCTGGACAATCGCCAACGTCGCCGCGCTGCCCACACTTATGGGTTTCTCGCAGTCAGGCCGCACGGCGGACAAGACCTACGCCTACGCGAAGTCGCAGGGCGCGAGCGACGAGGAAGCCAACAATCAGGCTATCGACGCAGGCGCGCTGACCGGCGCGGCGGCAGGCGGGCAGGGTGTCGTGCTGGGCCTGCTGGGTCCGCTCGGCAAGGTGGTCGGCAAGGCACCCGTGGGCAGTGTCGTGGAAACCGCGCTCGCGGCCACCGCTGGCGACATCGCCAAGTCCACCGCCAAGGCCGCAGGCGTGGGCGCACTGTCCAACGCGGCGGCGACCGGCGCAACTGATCTGGTGGAGCAGAAGTATGCCGGTGGCGAGGGCGTCACGGGGCAGGGCTTGGTTGACTCGGCGCTTGTCGGCGCTGGACAGACGGCACTGCTGCATGCACCGGCTGAAGGCATGCGCGCGAGCAAGATGAAGCGCAACGCCGGTATCCTCGCGGACCCGACTGCGGACGTGAACGACCGGCAGAAGGCAGCGGCTGCGGCAGTCGCGGCAATCTCGACGCGTGACCCGCAACTGGCTGAAGACTTCGGCATCTACTCGGCTGTCCAGATTGCACGTGGCCTTCCTGTGGATGTGGCAGGCGATCACGTGTATCAGGCATTCGCACAGGACGCCAAGGATCAGGCCGCGCGCTATGCCGCGCAACAGCAGACCGGCGCTCCCACGAACGGCACGTTCACGCCGGGGCAGGGCGATCAGACGTTTGGCCCCGCGCCGACCGACAACAGCCGCCCGAATCCCGTGGACACGTCGCAGCAGGGGCAGGACATCAACCGTCCGATGCCCAGCGATCCGAACGGCCTGCGCACGGCAGTCGCCGCTGAGGCTCCCCCGGTCGCAGAAACGCCACTCAACCCGAATGACGTGCCGGGTAGCATTGAAGCACTGAACGCAGCCAACGGCGCGGATGATGCCTTTCTGGATCGCGCGCTCGCGGCTGCGCATCAGTCGTTGCGCTCGACCGACGCTGGCACGCTGGCTGAACAGTTGCAGAACCCGGACTTCACGGGTGTTCCCACAGGTCCAGTAAGCGAGCGCACCGGCACGCCGGACCAGCTTGCGCCCGAACAGCAGTTCTACGCTGAACAGCGCGATCAGGCTGCGGGCGATCTGCGGCAGCAGGCGTTCGATCAGGCTCAACAGGTCAATGCGCCGCCCGCCGTACCGGCTGACGCGTTCGACCAGCGCAATGCCGCGCTCGCGGATGAAGCCCAGCGCCTGCGCGAGCAGGGCCACGTGGCGGGCGTCTACGATCAGGCCATGAATGCACCGGAGCGCAACGCCCCGGCAGTCGCGCAGGCTGACGCGGTGAGTCGTGCGGCAGGTGAGGGCGAAGCCAAGCCGTCGCCGCTGTCGTTCGCCATGAACGCGGAAATGAACCGGCTCGCGCAACGCAATCCGGCCAATCTGACGACCACGCAACTGGGTGCACTTGCCCAGCATCATCCTGAACAGTCGGTGCGTGATGCCGCTACGCAGGTACTGAACACCCGCCGCAACAAGGCGCTTGTTCAGGAGACCCTGCCGAACGCGGAAAACGTGTCGGAAGTGAAGCCGACCGGCGAAATGTCGGGTATGCGTGGCCCCGGCAGTGAACCGCAGGTGGAATTCAGCCAGCAGCGGGTCGCTGACAGGCTCGCGCAGTTGGGCGAGGGCCAGCGCACGGGTGAGCCCGCCGCAGCCCGTCCTGCGGCCCCGGAAATCGCGCCGTTGAAGGCGTCGCTCGACCGCGAAGCGCGGTCTCAGGGTCTGCCGTCAGCAGGTGACTTCGAACACGTCACCCGCGACATGCTTCCGGCTGAACGCACGGCAGCGAATAACGGCGTGGAGGGTGCACACACGCTCTCGAAAACCGAGTTCGACAGTATCAAGCAGCAGGCCGATATTTTCGGCAAGAAAGTCGTGCTGTTCAGGCAGAACAACCCACGCCCCGGCGAGGCGCTGGATGGCGCGGTGCTGACCAACGACGCGAAGACGATCTACGTGAACGCCGACGCCGCTGGCGCGCACCACTCCGTGGTGTTGGGCCACGAACTGGCGCACCAGATGCAGGCCGATGCACCGGACCTGTTCAACGCGCTGTCCAAGGCGGTGATGAAGCAGGCCGAAACCGGGGCGCTGAAGAACTTTGCGGCGTACTACGGCGAGCCGGGGAGCCTGAAGGATGCGGAAACCCGCCAGCGGGTGACTGCTGAATTCGTCAGCGATCTGGTAGGCAACCGCTTCCCGGAACTGAACACGTGGCGGCAGGTGTTCGCCGGGGCCGACAAGGCTGACCGTGGACTGGTCTACCGGATCGCCCACTTCGTGACGGGCTTCATTGACCGGCTGCTGGCTAACGCGAAGTTCAAGCGGTTCGCCACGGACGACATGGTGAAGAACCTCACAGACGTGCGGACGCAGGTACGCCGCGCGTTGTCGGACTATGCGAACCGGCAGGGCATGGAGCGCATGGCGCATGAGGCTGAACAACTGAAGGCGGCAAAGGCTAACAGGGATGCAGGAACGATTCCCGCCAAGAATCTGGTGGAACCGGTCAAGGCCGAACCGCGAGCGGACACTGGTGTTAAAGTGGAACGTTCAGCACCGGAACCCGTGAAGCCACGTGAGCCGGAACCCGCTCAAGGTAGCCGTAACCGACTACAGGAGTCAGCACAACGCAACGAGGCAACAAATGAAAGGACCACAGAAACTACAGCAGCCGGAAGACCTGAAGCAGACACTGTTCAGGCTGCACGCGGAAATGGCGATAGGGGACGGGTCGAACTCACCCACTACTCCAGCCGACCGGGAATCACCGAACTCGACCCCAGCTTCCACGGGACGGGACTCAAAGGTGCCGAACTCAAACGCCGCGAACACGACCCCGCCAACTACCTGAACAGAACCTACTACGGTATGGACATCGGCAAGCCCGGTGGCTATACCAAGGAAGCGGGGCTGGGCAACCATGAATACAAGGCGACCGTGGACGCGTCAAAGCTGTACGACGCGGACGCGGACCCGGAAGGTCTTCACAACAAGGGCGCGCTCTCGCCGTATGTGAACCGCGCGAGCCTGTACGAGAAGGCCATCCATGATGCCGGGTATCAGGGGTATTCAACGCAGCATCCTTCGCTGGGCAAGGTCGCGGTTGTATTCGACAAGCTGCCGGTGGAGCAACGTGGAGTAGCGAATGAAGGACGCACCGAAACCGACACCATCACCGGTGTCCAGTCAGTACCTGCCGGAACCGCCGCAGCGGACGCAGTTTCCCGATCAGGAGTCGTTCGAGGAAGCCCTCGGTGGCTGGCAGAGCAGAGTAGGGCGCATCAAGGCGATGACCTCGCAGGCGTCCCCAGCAAAGTCACCATCCCCGGCGTCGGAGCAGTAGAGTTTCACAGCTTCAAACCCGCGCAGGAGTCCGCAGCGAAATACATGCGTGACTCCGGTCGGGACTACAACCCGCCGAAGCAGTATGTCAAGGTAGACCCGGAACGGGCTACGCGCATCGCACAGGAGTTCGACCGGATGAAGCACGATCCGCAGAACCCTGAAGTACGCGCGGCCTACGACGCGATGATTCGTGAGACTGAGGCGCAGTATCAGGCGCTGCTGGACACGGGTCTGAAAGTCGAATTCATCCAGCCGGGTCAGGAAGACCCCTACGCCGCATCACCACGACTCGCGCATCTGGACGTGCTGGACAACAACCACATGTGGGTGTTCAGTACACGCGAGGGGTTCGGTTCGTCCGAATTCAATCCCGTGGACAATCCACTGCTGGCAGAGACTGGCCACCAGATCAGCGGCAAGACCGCGCTTGCAAACGACCTGTTCCGTGTGGTCCACGACTACTACGGGCATATCGCCAATGGCGTGGGCTTCCGTGCGGACGGAGAAGAAAACGCGTGGCGCTCGCATATGGCCATGTACAGCGATGAGGCTCGCCGCGCAGCTACCACAGAGACACGTGGACAGAATAGCTGGGTGAACTACGGGCCGTATGGGGATTCGAACCGGACAGCGGGCGGCGCAGAGACTCACTTTGCCGACCAGAAGATTGGTTTGCTCCCTCAATGGGTTGTTGACGAGGGGCGCACGGATGAACCAGCTACGACGCGGCTTGGCAAGGAAACGGCGGGTGATGGTACAGCTAACCCGTTCTCCAGCAATCCAGAAGTGCGCAAGTCTGGTGAGCGTGCTGCGTATCTCGGCAAGCTCGATCCGGCACAGGAAGCCGCCGCGAAAGCTGTCGGCATGATGGCACCGCGTGAATCGCTCAAGCAGAAAATGCAGACGATGAAGACGGACCTCGGCCAGAAAATGCGGCAGGGGATCGCGGACCAGTTTGACCCGATCCGTCAACTCGATGAGAAGGCATACATGCTGTCCAGACTGTCCAAGGGTTCGGACGGTGCGCTCGAAGCTGCACTGTTGTACGGCGCACCTGTGATCCGCGACGGCGTGTATGACGTGGACGTGAAGGGCAAGGGCTTCGCCAAGATCATGGGCGACCTAGAAGGCGAGCATAACCGTTTCCTGCTGTGGGAAGCGGCGCACCGCGCTGAAGAACTGAAGGCACAGGGTCGCGAGAACCTGTTCACCAGCAGCGACATCAGCGCGCTCAAGACGCTGGACAGACCGGATGCAGCACACCCGAATCGCGCTGCGAAATTCCAGCAGGCGCAAAAGGAGTACCGGGCGTTCAACGAAGCAATGCTCAAGATCGCCCGTGATTCCGGCATCATGTCCGACGAGGACTACAAGCTGTTCAGGGATCAGCCCTATGTGCCGTTCTATCGCGTGATGGATGAGAAGGACGGCGGCATGACTGGTCCCGGCAGCAAGTCGTCTGGTCTGGTCAACCAGTATGCGTACAAGAAGCTGAAGGGCGGCACGTCGAAGCTGAACGACGACCTGATGGCTAACGTACTGTCCAACTGGTCGCATCTGCTGGGGGCATCGTCGCGCAACCGTGCGGCAGTCGCCACCATGGAAGCGGCGGAACGGCTGGGCGCGGCCACGAAGATCAGCGCGGCAGATGCAGGGAAGGGCACCGTGCGGGTCAAGGTGGGCGGTAAGGATGTCCACTACGAGGTAGACGATCCGCACCTGCTGTCGGCGGTGTCGGCAATGGCCATGCAGGTGCCGAAGTGGATGAAACCCCTGTCCACGTTCAAGCACGTGCTGACGCATGCCGTCACTGTGATGCCGGGGTTCAAGCTGCGCAACCTGATCCGCGACTCTGTTCAGGCGCTTGCAGTGGGCGACCTGTCTCCGAACATCGCGGGCAACGTCGCGGAAGGGATCAAGGGCACCAGCAAAACGTCGCAGACCTACGCCTCAATGCTCGCCTCGGGCGGCATCATCCGCATGGGCTCGCTGACGGACGGCAACGACGCCACGCGGGTTCACCGGCTGATTCAGGCTGGAGTTCCCGCGCACACGATCCTGAACAGGCCGATGACGGAACGGCTGTTCGATCAGGCACGCGAACTGTACGACGCCTATCAGGAACTGGGCGACCGGTCGGAGAACATCAACCGGGCCGCGCTGTACCAGCAGTTGCTGAAGCAGGGCAAGACGCACGCAGAAGCGTCGTTCATGGCGCGCGACATGATGGACTTCTCGATGCAGGGCAACTGGCCGGTGATCCGTTTCCTCACCCAGTCCGTGCCGTTCATGAATGCTCGCATTCAGGGGCTGTACAAGCTGGGCAAGGCAGCGGCAGAGAACCCGGCGCGCGTCGGCGCAGTCGTGGGAGCAACCATGATGGCGTCGGTCGCGCTCGCGGCGATGTACAAGGATGACCCCGACTGGAAACAGCGCGAGGACTGGGACCGCGACAACTACTGGTGGTTCAAGATCGGCGGCACGGCGTTCAGAATTCCCAAGCCGTTTGAAGTGGGTGCAGCAGGCACCATTGCTGAGCGTACATGGGAACTGATGAACGACAAGGAAATGACGGCCAGCAGGTTCGGCGGTCAGGTGGCTGACATCCTCGGCCAGCAGTTCAGCCTGAACCCTACGCCGCAGATCGTCAAGCCGCTGATGGATGTCTACGCGAACAAGGATGGTTTCACCGGACGGCCAATCGAGAATCAGGCCATGCAGTCGCTGCGACCCGAAGACCGGTACTCGCAAAGCACCAGCATGACCGCGCGGTTTCTCGGGCAGCTTGGCCTGCCGGACCCTGTTCAGTTGATTCAAGGCCGGTACTCGGCGCTGTCGCCTGTCCAGATGGAGTCGCTGTTGCATGGCTACTTCGGTTCACTGGGCAATCTCGCGCTCGGGGCCACGGATGCGATTCTGCGTCCGGCCACGGGTCAGGCGTCGGCTCCCTCGACCACGCCGTACCAAGTGACTGCCGGGATGGTAGACACGCTCACAGGTTCACAGAGCCGGTATGTCACGGCCATGTACGACAACCTGAACCGGATCGAGCAGGCGTATAACTCGTATCACATGTATCTCAAGACTGGACAGCGGGAACAGGCTCAAGAGGAACTGGCTGCGCATCGCGGCCTGATCCAGTCATACCCGATGGCGGAAGCCGCCAAGCGGGCAATGAGTCAGATGTCTGCACAGGAGAAGCGGATTCTGAACGACACGAACATGTCATCCGCAGAGAAACGCGTGAAGCTCGATGCACTGACTGCCAGAAAGAACGCGCTTGCGCAACGTATCGCGCTGCGTGAACTGGACAGGCAACAGCAGTAACTGCGAGAGTGGGTCACTTCCCCGTGGCCCACTCAAACAGCCCCAACACACCCCACGCAATAAACATCAGCACCAGCAACTTGAACACAGCCTCGCGGATGGTGTCTATCCACCGTTGGCTGCTGGCCAGATAGACGGCAAGGGCCATCACGGCGATCACGATGACTACCTTGCCTATCTCTTTCACAGTTCAACTCCTTGCGGGATCATCGCGGACATAGATTTTTCCTCGACCCAAAAAGGCTTGACTGCCCCCGGCTCCATCCTCCACACCGTACCATCGTCGCACCGCGCGTAGGTTCTGTCGTTATTGCCGTTGTGCCACGTGGCGATAACCCGGCGACCCTGCCCATACACCGCACGCGTCATTGTTTCCATGTTGGCCATGTCGATATGTTCCTTCATGGCTTTAAGCTGGGTCTCCATCGCGATAAGCGTCTGCGTTGCTTCGTTATGCTGGCTCAGCAGGTTCGCGCAGAGCATGCGCAACTGGTCAATTGGAACCAGCCCGTTTTCCTCGCAGGTGGCCATGATGTTCCTGACCATCGGGTTATGCTCGCGAGCCTCAGCGATAATCTGCTTGGCCTGTTCAAGGTACGCGAGCGTGTTCTGTTCAGCGTAACTGAATCCCGATTGAATCGCGTGCGGGGCGCTCATTGCAACACCTGCTTCAGGCCCAGTACCACGTAGCCTTCCTTCACGCCGTGGAACATATCCGGCGTAAGCACATACGTGACCTCCTTCACGCACGTGGGGCCGGTGTAGCGCCACACGTAGTTGTCCACTCCATTGCCAACCAGTTCACCCTCACGCAGCCACAGGTGGTCGCCTACCTTGTAATCCCTGTCGTTCTCCCGTACTTCGAATGGCTTCTGTCCAGATTCCACAACCCCGTAGAACCGCTTGTCACACTTGAGTTCATGACATTTCCGCATACTGCCCTCTCGTTCTTTGCTTACTTCTGGTAGAACATTGCGTCCATGCCGTCAGCCTGCAACGGCAAGCCTTTGTATCCCGGTTGTTCTTCACACATCAGCGCCTCGACAAATTTTACTCCCGCAGATTTTGACCGCTCTGCTTTCTTCTTGTGGTCGGGCGCGTACAACTCAGCTTTCCAGTCCAGCGGGACTTCCATGACCGGTTCATCGTGGACGCTGAACACAATCGGAAGACCTTCTTCTTCTATCCGAAACATGGCGTTAGTCAGGTTATCTACACCGTTCGCCTGTGTCCGGTTCTCAAACAGCTTTCCGCCATACGTGCGAATGTCACCCCACTGGTGGGTGTACTGATTCACACCATCAAAGACAATCTGATCGCGCTCGAATTGTTCGGACCACTCTACCCGCGCGTTTGGGTAACACAACCTGCGGCCACTCGGCAGAATCTGCCACAGCGAGCCGCCCTCCAGTACAAAACCATAGCGACGCTGGAATTCGCCGTCACGGTCACTCAACCACTCACCGTAACGAATCTCGGTGCCATACTCGACACACTCCAGCGCGTCGTCATTCGTGCGATACCAGTTGCGCGTCACGCGCGGCGACTTCTTGCGCCACGTCTTCACGGTCGGCAGCAGTTCGCTTTCATCCATACCCTCGGTGAGTGCGCCCATGGTGACTAGCGCATTGGGTCCACCTTGGTAGGCGAGGGCGAGTTCAGACACCTTGCCGCGTGCACGCAGATCGCTGCGCTTGCCATCCTTCATGCAGTCTTCGAGCGGCACATCAAACATTTCACTGGCAGACGCTTCGTAGATCATGCCGTGCGTCCTGAACACTTCGAGCCGCCATTCCTCCTGCGTGTCCCACGCGGCCAGCCGCGCCTCGATGGCGCTGAAGTCGGCAATGATGAACCGGCACCCCTCGGCAGGGATGAACGCGGTACGGATCAGTTCGGACAGCACCTGCAAGATGCCTTCACCGAACGCGAGCCGCAGCGTGCGCAGCCTGAATTCCTTCACCCACTGGCGCACCAGCGCGAGGTCTTTCAGCTTGTTCTGCGGCAGGTTCTGGACCTGAACAATGCGGCCTGCCCAGCGGCCAGTACGCGGCGCACCGTAGAACTGAAGCAGCCCGCGAATGCGGCCATCCTTGCAGACACTGCGCTGCATCGCGCGGAACTTCGAGACCGACGACTTGGCGAGTAGCTGGCGCAACTCCAGCACGCGGCGGATCGTTTCATCCAGCGACTTGTCACCCAGCAGCGCGATAACCGTTTTCTTGCGCAGATCGGCGTAGTACTTTTTGGTGCCCTCGATCTTGTCGATAGCGAAGTCATCGCTCGCGTACTTCTCGCGCTCTTTGTCTTCTTCGCCCTCGGCATCGTTCAGCCACGCGAGCAACTGCTTCACGCTGGCCGGATTCTGGATGCCGGTGAGGTCAACGATTTTCTGCTTCAGTTCAGCGACGATGATGTCATTGATCCTGACCGCGTTATTGACCAGTTCCATGTCAACGCGCACGCCGCGATCATTGATGCGCTGATCCATTGCCCACGCGCGCCACTGACGCGGCTGCATGTTGTACTTGGACAGCCGTTTCCACAGGCCGCGCTCAGCCTCCACGTCCTGCTTGTTGTAGACCTTGTAGTCCAGCCACAGGAAGCGGTCATGGTGGGGCAGGTTGCGGGTCCGCAGGCCGTTCTTCTTCGTCGGCTTGCAGGGCTTGCAGAAGTACATCATGGCCTTGCGACCGTCGCCCTTCTGGTGCTGCATGCCCAGCACTGCGGCCTGCTTCTCCAGCGATCCCGGCAGGCCCAGTGACAGGCCCAGCACCATCGTGCAGCACCACTGAACAGGGTCGCAGTAGATGCCGTAGTGGCTGTTGAATGCCAGCCGTTCGAAGTTCGCGTTGAACGCGTGCTTCAGCACAGCCGGATCGGTCAGCGCTTCGAAGAAACGTGCGGGCGGCTTCTCACCGCTGATGATGTCGAACGTCTGGACAGGTTCATCGTCAAAGGCGTAGGACAGTAGCTCAATCTCGCTGCTGTCGTCATCCCAGTACCGATACGCGCCGACCTTGTTCAGTTCAGCCTCGCTGTACGACTCCACATCGATGTACAGATGTTCGCGCGGCTTGCCGTACAGCAGGTGCCAAAGCAGGGCGCTCGGCAGTTCGGGGTTCTTGCTCACTTGGCTATGCTCGTCGGGATGTCTTCGGACAGACTCAGGAACCACGCTTCAGCCTGCTCCACGGCGTCGCTGACGTTCTCTGCGGCCATTCCGTAGGTGTGGTCGATCAGGCCGTGCGTGACGCGAAAGATGCCCGGTTGCGTGGACTCCACCATCAGCCAGCCGAACCGGTCACTGTAGACAGCTTCGAGAACCGGCAGATAGGTGCGCTTGTCGCGCGGCCACGCATACCGGCTTGTCCAGTCGTGGAAGCGCAACGAGACCTTGCTATAGCCGGTGAGGGCCATCAGCGGATGCGCGATCAGATCGTGGACGACCGCCCAAAACAGCAGTTCTTTTTCGTTCGCACAGGCAGCGCGGGGATCGGTTCTCATTCGAATAGCTCCAGTTGTTCGTAACCGAAACGGTTTGACTTCTTGTTGTTCAGCACGGCCAGCTTGGGCTCAAGATTCCAGTGGACGTGAAGGCCGCACACCAGTGGGTGCTGAAGCGGGATGATGTGATCAACTTCCCACTGCTGTCCGGTCTCCCAACGCAACTGTTCAGCGCGGTCGTACACCTTGCGAATCTCCGTGAAGTCAGCCCACGGCGGCGTTGCCACAATCCGCGCAATGATCCACGGGCGCTGCCAGCTACGGGGCAGGGTGTGCACCTGTCCGGCCAGAATCCGGCGACGCACGTTGCGACACGGGCGCGCACCAAACGACCCGCTGTTACGGCGGACCATGCTGGACAGGGATAGCTGCTTCACGCGATGCTCCGACCGTGGGCTACTCTACCCATACGGTACAGACCGGCACCCTTGCGCTCCGTGTCCCGGCGCACAGACCTGACCGGCTCATGCGGAAGGTTCGGCAACTGGGCTCGGGCCAGTTCAAGTTCCAGTGCGGCCATCGTCAGCACCGCATAGGTGTCCCGCAACTGGACACGCAGGTTGTCCGCTGCACGGCGGTTATTGCCCAGCAGCAGGTTGGAGCGCGGGCGGCGGTCGTGCCTGAGTCGATCAGCCTCGGCGTCCAGATACTCCAGCCGTCGCTCGATCACACCGGCACGGAACTGGGCGTTGTCCCGCTCAGCCGTCAACGAGGCTATCTGCTTGTGTAGTGTCGTCTTGTTCATGATAGTCAGGGTCGCTAAAGTCAGGATCACCCGGCATCCGCATGGTGCCGTCCGCTCTGTACCAGCAGTTCGGAGAACCCCGCCTGTGCGGCGGCATGCTGGCGCTATAGTTGCTGGCCTTCACTTGTCCGAACACCCGGCCAGCACAGTCACAGGTGATCGCTCCACGCTCTTTTACCCGGTCCCGGATGACCCGGAACTTGGTGCCACCACAGCCCTCGCATTTACGCGGGACCGTGTACTCGTCGGGGTGTCGGCTGAACACCGCACGCCGCTTGCATTTTTCTTTGCTGCATCTGACGTACCAACGTCTAGTCAACATGATCGTCAAGCCGCAGCGGGACAACCCCGCGTTCGGCCAGAAGACGATCAATCTCACACACAATGCCGGTTGGGACATTGAGGGTGGTGTGGCGCAAGTTCCCCGTGGTGTAGCGGGTGAGTCTGGACAGCTTTAACAGGACGACCAGACAGTCAGACAGCGCCACCGCCTGCTCAAGCGCGGCCACGTGTCCGGCTTTGAAGAACTCCGTCAGGCAGCGCGGCGATGCGCGGCGCAGAAGTTCTTCCTCCAGTTGCCACGCCGGGACTTCGCTCAGCCGTTCAGGGCTCAGCTTGCCGTGCGGGCAGTCAGCCTTGTGGTACATGAAGTCGGCGGGCGGGTAGCTCGACCCGCAGTGCTGGCAGCGATAGTCACTCATGCCAGCCACCGTTTCTTTGCAGGCTGCTCAACCGGCTCGGGCTGGTTCATGCGCTTCTCAGCCCACGTTGCGCCGCGCTGGAACATGTCCCACGCCTGCTGCGTGCGAGCGCTGGTGAAGACGCCCTCGGAGTTTGCCAGCAGGCTCATGCCTTCCTTTTCCGCGATCCACAGGAACGCCTTGCGGACATCCTTGGGGGCCGGTTGCGGCTGGACAGACTCAAGGCGCAGGGCGTTGGCCTTGCTGATAGCATCCTTCAGCACCAGCTTGGCCGGTGCCATGCTGCCGTCAGCCAGCAGGTTCAGCGTGTGGTGTGCGGCGTCGGTCAGGATGTTCGCCTCACGCATGTAGCACGTGCTGAAGCGGCCCATGTTCATGTACTCGCGGAACCATAGCTGCTTCGCGCGCTCGGACTCGTTGACCAGATCGGTTACGGTCAGGGGTTTGGAACCGTTAGTCATTTCACTTCCTCGAAGTGGCTGTGAAAGAACGCGTGAACGCTGGCGCGAAACAGCCGGTACTTCGTCTGTTCCTCGGGCGGCAGGCGGTTGTACGGCATCAGGTTCGGGGTGCGCTTCTTCTCCCGATCCAGTTCGCCCAGCTTCCAGCCCTTGTCTTTCATCTGCGCGCACCACTCGTTGTGCAACTGCTCGGGTGCGACAGTCAGACCGCTGGACAGGTGCGCCTTTACTGCGGCAATCGCACCCATTTTTTGCTCGTCGGTCGCGTTGTACCAGTGGGCCTGCGACGAATCCCCAATGCTGAACGAGTAGGCCCGGTTGACTTCGTGGCAGATACGCGCGCATTGCTGGACTTCAGAGAGCGTAGGTTCAAAGATCATTTTCATTTTGGTAGGACTCCAGCTTTTCACAGTTGACGAACTTCCATGCACCCCAGTACTTCTCTTTGAGTCGGTGGTAACGCCGGACAGAGCGCTCGAATGCCGCAGTATCGGGCGCGTTGTCCATATAGGTGATCGTCATGTTCATCCTGTCCAGTTGGGCAGCAGGTGTCATGAACAGACCGCCTTCACTCACGAACACCTGTGAGAGACCGAAATCGTAGTTATGCACGTCCTCGACAGGGTTGACATCGTGCAGTCCGACGATCTGAATAGGCGCACCCGTGCCGTACTTGATGTCGCACACGTCCACGCCGTACTCCCCCGGCTCGTTGAACTCCAGCTTTGCTTCGGGGTAGCCAAGGTTTGCCATGAACACCGCGCACCGGTTCATGAACAGTTCGCTGGCGACGCTGGTTGATACGCCGCCTTCCGGCCACAGCGTTTCCAGATCGATAAACAGATCGATGTCTTTCACCCGCGTCTTGGATAGCACGTCGCGCGGTGCACCGCCTGCGATGATCAGTGCCTGCGTCTTGAATGCGTGACGCGCGCTCGCAACCATGCTGGACAGCGCATCTAGCTGATCCTTCTGTCGTTTGTTCAGGTACATGTCAGCCTCAGACGAAGTAAAGGCGTGGCGTCAGATCACCCTTCAGATACAGAGGGTGAGCAGGGGAGCCGTCCTTGTTCAGTTTTATGCAGTGGAGATTGCGGAACTTCTGGATGCTGGTGAGCATGGCCGTGGCGTGCGTCTTCATGCATTCATGCAGCTTGCCGTGGGCCACCACGACCTTGGCGGTGTCTTTGGACATGCAGACGGCGAGGGCAGCAGCGGCGTGCGTCTGAAGCACTTTCAGCGGCTGCTGGACGAACCACGCGTACATGTGTTCAGGCTCGGTGGCCCGGAACGAAACGAGGTTGACGATGCGAACGCCGTCATAGCCCCAGTACTTGGCAAAAGCGATGGTGCGCTGAGAAGTGGGATCGTCCTTTTCGGCGGTCGCCGTGGACGGATTGAGCATGACGAACACGCAGATGCGTTGCTCGGGGCAGGGATTCCAGACGCACTCAAACACCCAACGGTGCATGAGGTCGTCCGACAGCTTGGCTGACCGGTACATGTTGTTTTCCTTCCGCTTGAGAGAGCTTTACCGCTTTATTTGTGTGCTGCTGATAGCAGTATATAACTGATTCAGCAGCACGTTACAACATTTTTTATCGTGCCGCAGCGACTTCACCCGGCTCGGGGTCCGCACCCCACTGATTCAGGTATTCGCGCCAGTAAACTTTTCCGGTCGGGGTGTAGAAACCCCAGTCCTGCTTCCACGGGCCGCAGCAGAACAGCGACCACGACTCATACGGGGCAGGGGCCACGGAAATGATACGGTGCCGATCCGTGGCCTTGCGGTAGATCACGTCGCCGGGGCTGCGCAGGTGGCTGACGAAGTGCAGGTGATCATGCTCGGGGTCTTGCGCCGGGTCTTCGGGCACCAGTTCGATATAGCCGCCAGCCAGAATCAGCGTGACCGTATCGAACGGGTGATCGTGCATCACATCATCCGCGTCCGCTCGCAGAATCCGGTGAAGCCGCGCACTGATCGACTGCTCGCTGTCCAGCTTCGGGTCCGGCGTGACCCACCAGCGGTCCATGTAGCCCTCCAGATGGAAGTACGGCTGGACAGTCGGCCCGTTGATAATCTGGCGCGCGAGCCAGTTCATCTTCAGGTCGTCAACGTTGGTAATGTCGATCATGTCAGCCTTCCGTATATTCCACGTGCTTGTCGAACTGCTTCTTGCTCATGGTCTGGACAATCGGGTAGCCGTTGGTCTGCGACGCGATCATGTAGCTGCGTGCGCCGCGCTCCAGTTCCTTGCCACCGGGCGGCTGACCCCGGTAGCTGCGGCCACCGCGTTTCATCTTCGGGCTGATCAGGCGACGGCCCAGCTTGCTCTTACTGTCAATGTGGCGTGTTGCCATGTGTTCCTCCGGTTGTGGGATTAAGGGTGATTCAACAAAACGGAAATGGTCAATGCGACCAATCTCCAGTGGCATCAAGTCCTCGCGGGACAGATTCACGGTACGCATGAAGCAGGTTTCGCCGTCCCAGTACGCCATCACTGCGCGGTCGAAGCCGCTGGCCAAGTCAACGCCGAAGAACACGGGTTCCTCAAAAAGGCTCATTGGGTTCACCGGGTAGGGCAGAAGGGCGCTTGCGCGAGTCCGGCAAGTCGGGATAGCCTGCGTCGTCGTCCGTGCCATCGTCCAGCTTGATCACCAGCATGCCGGACACCGCCAGATTGGCGTGCAGGAACACGTTCATGCCAGTGCCGTCACGCGACGGGAATGCGCGGCCTACGACCGTCCACGTGGTGCCGGACGAAGCGTTGTTCGCGTTCGTCCACGGCGACGCCACCAGCACCTTGTACTTGGGGGCGGGGGCGTTCACGATGTCATTTCCCACTTGCGGTTGTGAAGGGCGTGATCCAGTCGCTCTGCCACCACGGGCTCCCCGGCTTGCTCGCAGGGCATGGAGCCTCGCAGCAGATGGCTCAGACGGCTCACGCGCTTGCGCAGCACGTCCACTGTGGCCTGCGCATTCTCCAGTTCACCCTCGGCCTTCAGCAGCAACAGTTGGGACAGTTCAAGCTGTGCCTCAATCTGCCTGTCCAGCTTATCCTGTCCTGATTTTCTCTTGAACATGTTGTTCTCCTAGATGCAGCAAAACAGATTGACGATCCACGTCACGACGATGATGCGCCAGCAGAGCAGGAGCCACGGCTTTGCGGTCGTGCGGTGGTTGATCAGGTTTCCCGTGACCCTGAGAATGTCAGCGATCAGACCAAGGCTGAACAGGACCAGCATCAGGGTGAGGAAGTGGATCAGGCTAAAGAGCGGTAGCACTTGTTGTTCTCCTATTTGAGCCAGTCACGTTTCTTGGCTGGCGGTTCGACAGCGGGGCCGCGTGCGGCGTCGCGCATGTGCGTGAACGCCTCGACGGTGCCGGACACGAACAGGCGTTGCACTGCCTTTTCGAGAATGATTGCTGCACCGATCAGCACACCGCGCTTGACCAGCACATAGTCATCGGGGCTACCGGGCCACTGCGGCGGCTGCTCAGGTGTCTTCATAAAAGTGCCTGTTTTAAGGGGTTTTTAGACCCAATTTGACATAATGTAATTAATCACCCGAATTTTTAGGGGCGATTTTGGCCGTGATTGCGCCGTTCATCATGCGGGTTTTGCCGGTGCGATTCAGGCGCAACTTCCGTGCTGCCTGCCGCGCAAGCCAGTCCCAGTCAATCTCGATGGCGAACTCCAGCGACTCGCCGGTCTTGCTGTCACGCGAGCTAAACACCTTGGTCTCTTTCATGACACGTCCACCACGTCGATCTTGCCGCTGTCCACAAGCTGCTGCATCACGGGCGCGATCCACGTCTTCATGGACAGCACGTAGGGGCTCTCGGGGAAAGCCGTCTTCAGCTTGTTCAGCTTGTTGAACAGCGTGACCCAAGCGTCGATCCGTTCATCGCCTTCAAGCTGCTCGGTGGTGATGATCCATTGCCCTAGCCCAGCCAGTTCGGTGGGAAACCGGAAGTCAAACGCGGCGTAGGTGGGATCGACGGTCATGTCGCAGTCGCTGACGTACAGGGCGTGGCCGGTCAGGATGCCGGTGTCGAAGTGGCCCCGGTTGGGGCCACCAGTGCGGGTAAGGATGCTGACGCGCCACGTGGGGTCGCGGTCGGTAGGGCGCAGGATCGTGGCGTCGCGGTAGCGTGGCACCTGCTGCATGTCAAGGGCCACAATGGCGAGTGCCATTTTGGAGTAGGGATTCTGTCCAGCTATCAGGTCGTAGAGCGTTGCCATTTATTTTCTCCGTAGGCCCAACGTGCTGCTGTCAGGCATACCTCACTATAGGGCTTTGAATCTGGACAGTCAAGAGCCGGTATCGCCCTTCAGTTCCGTGTAGCCCTGCTCAAATGCGTCGGCGGGCGACCATGACGTATAGCCGTCTGCATATCGCACGAAGTAGCCGCCGATAAACGACCTTGGGTGCAGCGGCTTGCTTTTCGGCACGTGCTTGTCCAGCCATGCCAAGTCCACAACCTCGCCCTGCCCGCTCGCGCCGATCATGGTGTATCTGCTCGCACCATCCAGTGTCGCCATGCTCTCGACTGCGGTTATCTTGAACGCCTCGACGGTCTTGTGACATTCCCACTTCTGTTTGATCATGCTGCTTCTCCCGTAGATGTGAGAAGGGGCAACGTTTGTGGCGCTGCCCCTTCTGCCCTTCTGCTGGTCAGTTACGTGTTAATCGAGAAAACGGCTGCGGCGGCTTCCGCCCGCTTCCGCTGTCTCGCGGGCTTCCTCGCGGCCTGCGCGACGACCCCGTTCTTCACTGCGGCCCCCGTCATCAGCACGGTCGCGGCCACCACGGCGACGGCTACCACGGTCGTCGTCATCGTCGTCACGGCCTTGCAATGCCTTGTCCACGCCTTCCACGTCACCGAACTCGCCCGCGACCTTATCCGGGTCTTGGACGGCATTGCCAAACGGTTCGTCCTTGGCGCAGAACTGCAACGCTTTCCAGCGCGTCGAAACGCCCCGGTTCTCGTTGTCGTAGCCGAAAAAGTCCAACTTGATATAACCCCAGTCGCCGCTCACCCAGTCCGTCGCGTTGCTGCTGTCCAGCGGCACCTGCGAATTGGGCTTGTACAGCAGCGGCGGCTGATCGACCTCGGCGCGTGTGCTGATGTACATACAGCCCGGTGCGCGCGGATCGCCGTCATCGTCCATTTCCTTGTCGCCGTCCATCAGACACGTGGCGAACTTCGGAAGGATTTTGCCGAACACGGTTTTCAGGGCGTGGTCAATCTGCTCGTCCACGAAGTCCAGCATTTTTTCGTCGGCCTTGTCGATCAGGGCCACCACGCTATACTCCAGCGCGTCGCCGCGCTTCTTGTTTTTGCGTGCTTTGAAAGCGTTCAGATACGAGAGCCGCACGGGTCCGAAAATCACGGTACAGCCGGACTTCGTTTGTGCCTCGACAACGACCAGTTTCAGTTTGCCCTTCCCGCTACGGTCCACGCCGTCAAACAGTGCTTTTGCCATTTTTCATTGCTCCAAGGGATCAAGTTACAAGGGTTCAGAGGATCAGTCCTCCACTTCGAATCCCTGTGCAGCGGCGTCCTGCGGCGGCTTGTACACCGGTCGCGGGTCGTCTTCAGGGACCAGCACGGGCTTACCGACTGGCTTCGTTATCAGCGAGCCAATCAGCTTGTCCAGCTTCTTTTCGCCGCGTACCAGCGCGGTCATTTTTGTCAGGCCCAGCAGCTTGCGAGGTTCATAAATCTGTTCAGCCGTGAATCCCTCCAGACGCAGGAGAGCCGCGACACGGCGGTCACTCAGGTACTTGCGGTTAGCGCGGCCTGCGACCAGTTTCCAGCCCTTCACGGGGATGCCCTTAGCCGCGCGCTCATGCGCCCACTGCTTCAGGTCATGCGCCCATTTGCCAAGGTGGTCGGCTTCGTTCAGCACTGCCTCGACTTCGCGGTCAGTCATGATAGCCACGTCTTTCTTGTACTTCGCCATGTCTAACCTCGCGTCCGCGCGTGCGCGGCAGTGAATTTTGGCCTTGCAGAACCGGCACATTTCCGGGTCGGACGGATCGAACTCCACGTTGTCCAGCGAGTCGTCCACCAGCGATGCCCACACGATCTTGGCGACCGGTTGCAGTACACGATCAGCCCAGCGCAGCAACTGTTCAGTGGTGATCGTCCACGTGCGGACGTTGCCAATGCGCGGCTGGTAGACCGTGATGCGGAACTGCTTGGGTGTGATGCCCCTCTCCTGCAATGCTTCCCACACCCCTAGCGAGTACAGCATCGTTTGCTCCAGTTCCTCCACGTGAACCATCACGCCCTTGCCGTGCTTGTAGTCGATCACTTCAGCGGTCAACTCAAGCGGCAGATAGCACCAGAAGTCGGCGGTGCCGAAGCCTTCAGGAACCCAGCGGCTGAAGTTCACGCGCTGCTCAATGCCGTACAGGTGTCCAGCGTCGCGTACCTGATCAATGCGCTCGTTCACGTAGGTCACGTAGTCCTGCACGTGATCGAGCATTTCAACCGGATACAGTTCGTCCAGTTCAGGGATGGATTCGCGGTTCTGCGCAACCCATTCGTCAACTGTCCATTGCTTCTCCAGACACGTGGCTCCTACATCGTGCGCCCGCGTGCCTTCCTCGCTGTAGGTGGTGCCGGTGTCAGGGAAATGCCGCTCCATCCACGCCGAAGCCGTGCAGTGCATCCAGCGGTGCGCGCCGGACGCTGACAGCTTTGCATGATCGAGTTCAATCGCATGAACGTTGTCCAGTTCACGGTGGATTGCCTTTCGATCCGGCTTAGACGTGGGGGCGCGGAGTTGCATGATCAGTCGTCCGTGTGCAGCCCGCTGCCGCCCTTGCCTTCCTGCCGGTCAGCGATGTCGAAGTCAGGGTCGCGCTTGCCGCTGCCGAACGGCCACGGTGCTTGCTCGCGTACCTGCTCCATGCCGGTGGCTTCGAAGCCTGCCTGCGGCTCTGCCGGGTTGCCGTCCGGCCCCAGCTTCAGCGCGACCTGTGCGTTGTCGCCGCCGTACATCGCTGCGAGTTTGGCCAGCTTGTCCTGCCGCACTGCTTCGGTTTCGGTCAGTTCGTGCCGCTGCTGCTGCTGCTCCAGTCGCGTGAGACCTTCATCGGACAAGTCCAAGCCTGCGACGATGCCGGGTTCCTCGGGGATCGCGCCGGGTTGCTCGCCATCCTGCAAGCGACGCTCGATCACGCCCGCGTCCGTGCGGCGCACAGCGCTGCCGCCAGTGGCTTCGGCTACGAGTTCGTCAATGCGGTTGCCGATGACTGCCATCAGCCGGTGCGCCGGGTTCGTAGGATCGTAGGAAGCAGGACCATCGGGGCCACCGATCAGCACGCCGCGCATGTCCAGATTAGGCGAGCCGTCCTCCAGCTTGTTGAGAATGATCTGGAACACTGCCGAACCCTCGGGCAGTCGCATGTCCTCGGTGGGTTGCACCGGGGTTAGAGGTTCATTCACGGAATACTCCTGTTCAGGTGTGGGATTGTCCGGTTTCCATTCCACAGGCACCGGACAGCCTGCCCTTTTCCCCTGTCTTTGAGAGACCCGCCAAACCTTACGGGCGACAGGGACGGAATCTCAACTGGACAGGCTCAGTCCAGCGCCTTGCGCTTGCCCTTCGCTGCGGCCTTCTCGACAATCTCTTTGATTGCGTCGTAGACCTGCTGGCGCACCTTAGCCGACTTCTTTTCGAGTCCGCTGATCGACTCCGCGCCCGCGTCGCTGATGACCGCGATTGCCTTGTCCTGATCGTCGTCGGTCTCGATCTTGCCCGCGAGTTCGCGAATTTCCTCGACAGTCGGGCCGGTCGGCTCGTCGCTGCCCTTGCCTTCCTTGCCTTCGTCGGTGGCCTTGCCCTTGCCGTTGCTACGGCTACGCGTGGCGGTCGTGGTTTCGGACACGTCTGCGGCAGCGAGGCCGAAGTATTCAGCAGCGTTGGCCAACAGTTCAGCCTTGTTTGCGCCCGTGAGGGTAACGGAAATGCTCATGGTTATAGCTCCAGTAATGGATAGGTGTACTACTTGAGAAGCGCTTAGACGCGCACGGGTGCCCGCATGGTCGTTGCAGACCCGGCAGGCAATTGGGGAATGGGGGTGTCAGCTACCCTGATGCAAACGTCGATCAGGATTGCCCAAATGAGTAAGCCCGCCAGAATGGCGATGGCATGTGAGGCTTTTAGTATCATGATTTTCAAAGGATCAGAGCGTTCAACGGGTTCAGGTAAAACTGGTGCAGGCGCTACACCGCTTCTGCGGTTTAAACGTGACGGGTCGCAACTCCCGCTTCTCTACGGTACTCAGCAGAACGCACTCGGCGCGCTTCCGTGTCCGCAGTATTCGTGAGCGTTTTATCCGCTGTCCAGTGCCACTGTGGGATGGACAACCCCAGCAGCCGTGCCGCTCCCATGGCACCCGCCGGTCTTACGCTCGCTACTAATGAACTGCACCGCCGCTCATGGGGCGCAGCGCCTGCATTGAAGCCGTCTAGTCCACGATGGCGCTGACACGCCACGCTTCGCTACTGTCAGATAACCGCGCTGGCGTGCGCGCTGAACAGCTTCAATTCAGGCCCGAAGCACTATCCCTGTTATTTCAGGCAGGCCCATCTTTCGACTGGGACGCGCCAATGGTGGTAGGCGGTCGTCCTAACGCTTCGGTAGAAGGGCGCGGATTGGCTTCCGCCGATTCCCGCCAGCAACTGAATGCCCTGCCCTTTTATCGAACCGCTCGGGGCGATGCTCTGCCCCGGCAAGACTATGCTAGACGTGCAGCCTGTCCAACAGTTGCTGAATCTGCATGCGAACCGCCGACACGCGGGCTTCAGCGGTGCTGATGATGCCGACAATCTGAGTGGGCATCGGCGGCATGGCCGTGGAGCCTTGCGTGTCCAGCTTGCTGTTTTCCGGCTCCAGCACGTTGACCAGCTTGCGCTCCAGCGAGCGGGCGAATTCTTCGAGATTGGTGACTTCGCTGTGGAGCGAGTCCAAGGCGCACTGCATACGGCTGGGTGTTGCGGGGACTGCCATTGCTGCTTGGGTTGATGAGAGCGAATTCATCAGGGTTCTCCTTTAGTATTTTTTACCGCACCCGCTTGTGCTGCGGATAGACGTATCCTAGTCGCGGTGTTTACTGCGTGTCAAGGAAAATTATCTTCTTGCGATGTGCTGCTGTTCAGCCTACACTCAAGCCCAACGGTGACAGCCGTTACAGCGTAAACACTAACAAACAAAGGAGCTAGACCATGGCAACAAAAAAGACACTGGACATCGATGCAGCAATGGCCAAGCGCATCAAGGCCGCGAAGAAGGCAAGCCCGCAGGCGCGCAACTTCAAAGGCAATGCCCAAGTAAATAATGCCGAACCGGCGTACACCATCATCAAGAAGCTGGGCGGTGTGCGTGAAGTGGCGCGCTACGTGGAGCGCTCCCCCGGCACGGTCAGCCGCTGGTGCACGCCGAAGACCAAGGCCAACCCGAACGGTGGCGGTGGCGTCATCCCGTCCGACTATCACGATGCACTGCGCGCGATGGCCGCAGAGAAAGAAGTGCGTTTGACGAAAAACGCATTCGTGCTGTGATTGCCGTGGACACGGGGCTGGTCGGTTCGATGAAGTATCAGGCCGAACGTGACCGGCTACCGGATGGACACCCGCTCAGGCTCGCGGCGGCTCGCATGGATGCCGCGTTGCAGCGCTGGGTGCTGAAGCAGAATGACCCCGTAGTCACTGCGCAGTTGCAGGTGACATGGGCATCCACAAAACTGGCGTGGCAGCAGTATCTGGAGAACCGGTATGACCCGGAGCCGAAGACACTGAAACGCCGCGCATCGCTCTCACAGGTGCAGGAATGAAGATCGTACAGATAATGACTGGACAGGACGAAGCTGGACACGTGCTGTTAGGTCTGTCGGATGATGGCTCGCTCTACGAGTTCCACTACGCAACAGAAGCACGCAAGGTGATGGACTCACAGAAGGTGGCCAACCCCGCGAAAATGGTGACGCCGTACCGGTACATCGATGGCACAACGCAGGGCTGGAAACTCATCTGCGCGACCGGCGTGATGGCCAAGCCGGTGCCGCACGCCGACGATCCCAGCAGGTGCGAACGCTGCTGAAGCTGTAACAGGGATAAAGAGCGCGAAGCCCGCCCAGTCTGTGTTCCGGGGCGGGTTTTGTGTATTTGGGGGAAGCAGTATATCATGTGGGCGTGCTGCTGATGTAATGCCGCACTTAACTTCTATCTACAACGATGCTTACCGGAGAACCAACATGGTGATGGTTCGCAAGACTATCTTCCTCCCCCTTGCAATGACAAAGTACTTCATGGCTGTCAAGAAGAAGACCGGCCTTGGCATGGCTGAACAGATTCGAGCCATCCTTCAAACCCACATTGACAGCAACCCGTTATGAGCCCTGCCCTCGAAGCGCTGAACAGCGTTATGGAAAAGCTGGTGGCCAACGATTATGTGTTCGCGGGAATGATCGCGTCACTGCTGATTGTGTCGGCGCTGATCGTCGTCTACTACAAGGGCTACAAGGACGGATACCACACCGGATACAAGGGTGCGTGTGATTACGTGTCCAAGCGTGTCCAGTATCAGGAATTCGGAGGCTAGTCGTGCTGACGTTCGAACAATATCTGGACAGACACGCTCCCCGTGACCGGGCCTACTACCTCGCAGACTTGCGGGAAGGCTGGGAAGCGTGCCTACGGGAACTGATCGTGCGCGAGTGGGAGTTCCGCGTTATTTCCCCCAGTTGTGGGAAGTGGCATGTGATACCGTTCGTCTGCATCCGCCCGATGCTGGAATTGTTCGCCAGTGAAATCGAGTTGCGCCCCGTCTATGCGGCTCGCGGCGAGATTGAAAGTGGCGTGTCAGTACTGAACAGACTCAACAACCCGGAGCCAACCCCATTCTAAAGGTAATGCCCTAATGACAAAGAAAAACATACAGCAACTGATTGAACAGCAAGCCGCGCTCGACGCACAGATTGCAGCGCTGCGTAATGACATCCTTGCCGAAGTGCGAGCCTGTGTTGAGAAGTTTGACTTCACGGCCTACGAACTCGGTCTGGTGAAGACGCAGCACATAAAGCCCAGCCGCAGCGCGCCGAAGACGTTCCCGGCGAAGACGGCCAAGGGGCATATGCCACCGAAGTACCGCGACCCTGCTACCGGGCGCACGTGGAGCGGCAGGGGCCACGAACCGCACTGGATGGCGGGACACCGCGACGAATATCTGATCAAGGGAGACTGAACATGCAGTTTGACGCTCGAAGCGAGAAAGGCTACCCGCTGGTGGTGGCTGATATGGAAGCGGTGGCCGACTGGGCGACGGAAGTGTTCATGACTGCCGCGTTCCCCGGCCCTGCCGCTGAGTACGTGCCCGATCATATCCGGCGCGCACTGAACAGCAAGCCGCGCAGCGACGCGGACGCAGCCGCCTATGTGCATGGCGTGCTGACTACCCTGCCCCCCAGCTACTGCTGGCACGTGAAGCTGGAGAAGCGTGACTTCAGTACGGCGTGGACAGTGGTGGACAGTGAGCCGTTGTATGACTGGCTGGACAGGCAGCGTGTAGGTGATCTGAAGAACCTGTATGTCCATCTGGTGATTGATGGCGGGCTGAGCGCTGAAGCTCCCCGCGCTTATGCTTTGCTTGATCGTAAGAACGCTCGTTGAAAAAATAGCCCGGTACGTGTGTTAGACGATACCGGGCTTTGAACGCTCTCAAGCAGACCTGACTGGAATTTGCGGAAAACCAAACAGGACACCCTTAATCCCTTGGGTGAACAAGATGATAGCTCACGAACCGATGCAGGGCAAGCCTGCCGTTGGTGCTGAACGCACTGTATCCGCATCACGTGGACAGGGCAACCAAGGCCGCGTAAACGCCCCGCTGGACATGGATTGGACTGATCTTGTCCAGTTTGTCCAGTCCCCAAAAGAAGCCTCTGTTACACACAGTTACTACTTCAGCCTGCCCAAGAATCGCCCGAAAGGCGCTCCAGACGGGCTTGTCACGCAGTCTTCGCTTAAGACTGACGATGCGTTCATGTTGTTTGGCGTATGTAAAGACGGCAAGCGTAATGACGCCAATCTCCTGTCCCGTTCAGCCATCACGCTTGACTACGACCAGCCGGACGCGCTAGGGCTGATGCGCCGCCTGCGGCTGGAGTCGCTGTCCATTCCGTTCGCTTACGTGTGGCATACAACACGCTCACACGACATCAATCTTGTCGCTGAACGTGTCCAGCCTAAAGTCCGCATCATCGTCCCGCTCTCGCGCGATGTCAGCCCAACTGAATATCACCTGCTGGTCAAGCTGGTGGCCAAGATGTTCCCCGCCACGCTCGACCCGGCATCGCTGAAGCCGTCACAGATGATGTACTGCCCTATCCACAACAAGGGCGCACCGTACCGTTGTGGCGCGTTCCGTGGGCGCGGCTATCTGGAGCCGGACAGCGTGCTGGCATTCGCTCCCGCAGATGAGGCAGAAGCTGAACAGGAGAACGAACGCAAGCGCAAGCTGGCTGTTCAGGATGACGGCGACATTGACCCGCTGGTGAACGCCCAGCAGCCGCTGCGTGGAATCACGCTTGAACAGATTGAACACGACCTCGACCGGCTCGACCCTGACATGGGCTACGAGGACTGGATGACGGTCATCCGCGCCGTGCACCATCAGACGGTGGGCAGCGATGAAGGCTTCGAACTGATCGACACGTGGAGTAGCGGCGGCAGCAGCTACAAGCCGCAGGAAGTGCTGGACAAGTGGGATGAACTGACGCACTCCCCCAAGTCGGGGAAGAAGCCGCAGTCCTACGCGACTATCGTCAAATGGATGAACGAACAGCGCGCCGACGAAGCGCGCAAGGTCCGTGACGAACTGATTGACGAGATTGAGAACTGCAACGACGAACAGCAGCTAGAGACCAAGCTGATCGAGCGCATCGCACGCACCGCTGAACTGACGCCGCTCGGGCGCAAGAAGCTGGGTGAAGTGCTGATCAAGCGGCAAAAGATCGTGCTGGGTGTCGCGCTCACTGCCGCCGAAATGCGCAAGGCCATTGCCCCCGTGGCGCGGCAGACGCAGGCCGTGGCGACGGTCTCCGCGAGTCAGGGCGACACGCGTTACACCGAAATGGGCAACACGCAACTGCTCTATGACCGCATTGGCCGCAACCTGATTTTCATTCCTGAACTGCAAGTCTGGTACAGGTGGAACAAGGGACACTGGCAGGAGTACCCGGTGGAAGCGATCAAGCGCGTGGCGCAACAGGTCATTGACGACATGCCGCGTCACATCCCCGACACGCTGAACAACGCGCAGATCGGTGAGTATCTGGCGTGGTGCATCAAGTCGCAGACCAAGCACATGGTGGACGCGATGGTCGCGCTGCTCCCCGGCACGCCGGACAGTGACATGCTGGTGCCCGGTGCGATGCTGGACAGCGACCCGTGGTTGCTCGGGGTGCGCAATGGCGTGCTGGACCTGAAGACCGGGGAACTGCGCGACGCTGAACGCGCCGATCTGGTGACGCGCGTGACCGCGTGCGACTACGATCCCGATGCGCCCTGCCCGCTCTTTGAGAAAGTGGTGGCTGACGCGTTCTTTGACGACGCGCAACTGATCGACTGGTTCCAGCGGGTCATTGGTTACTCGCTGTGCGGCAACCCTAAAGAACAGTTCTTCGTGATCCCCTACGGGCTGGGTAGCAACGGCAAGTCCACGATCCTGAACGCGATCCGCGACGTGCTGGGCATGCACGCGGCTTCGACGCCGTACACCACGTTCCTCACCGATGGCAAGTCGCAGGTGTCCGCGACCGGCCCGAATGAAGCCCTGCTGCGGCTGAAGGGCTCGCGCTTCGTCTATATGTCGGAGCCGGAAAGCGGGATGCAGTTGCGGGCGTCGCTGATCAAGTCTGTCACTGGCGGCGACGAACTGACGGCGCGCGGGGTGCACGCAAAGAAGTCGATTGCGTTCAAGCCTACGTGGGTCATCTTCATGCCGACGAATCACAAACCTATCGTGCGGGACGACGATCACGGCATCTGGCGGCGCATCCGGCTGGTCCCGTTCGAACGCAACTTTGACGAAGACAAGCTGATCGAGAAAGACACCGAACTGGACGAAAAGCTGAAGGCTGAACACGAAGGCATCCTTGCGTGGTGTGTGGCCGGTGCGACCCGGTATCTGCGCGACGGACTGGGGGATCAGCCGCGTGCGGTCAGCGAGGCGCACGACGCATACAAGACAGACATGGACGTGCTGCATGAGTGGCTAGAGGATCACTGGATCATCGAGCCGCTGGCAAAAGTGAGCGCCGCCGAACTGTTCAGTTCGTGGGAAAAGTACGCGCTGAGAACACAGACGCCGGTGAAGCTGTCGCAAAAAGCACTGGGCCGCAAGATGCTGGAGCGCGGATTCAGGCAGTACAAGACCCGAAATGGACGCGGCTGGGTCGGATTGACGCGACGCGAGCGGTCGGCGGAAGACGAAGGCTTTGACGGTGCAAGTAGCTGATTTAAAACAACAATGACGCATGTGACACGTTTTGCAGCAAACTTTCGTGTGTCGCATGTGAAACAAATTAATCATTTTTTCAATTTCTCTCCACGTGTACGGGTGGGGAAAATATAGGAAAAAGGTCTATATGCGTCACATGCGTCACACTAGGTAGAAACCCTTAATCCAAAGAGGAACTGAACAATGACTAAAGAACTGAACAAGATCAGCCGTGTGGAAGCCATCGAGCAGGTGGCCAGCCTGTTCATTAAAGCCGACGCCTTGGTGGTCGATCTGGCGAATGCACCCGGCTATCCCGACATGATGGTGCTGGTGAAGGACTGCATGCCGCTGTTCATCTTCGTGCGGCCCGATGATGTGACCAGCCCTGACTGGGCAGCGGCCAAGGTGGTGGTGGAGAAGAACCTCGCAGCCGTGAACGCCACGTGGTTCGACGCAACCGAGGTCAGCGATCTGGACTGGGTACTGGGCGAGGTCATGCGCCGCACGAAACCCGGCGAAATCCGTGAACTCCCTGTTCAGTTGACGGCTGAACAGCAGGGATTCGAATTCGCTGGATCGGCAGACGCGTCAGAAACGGTCACAGGAGCCTTGGACGCCCCCGTCGATACCGTGGCAGTCGAGAAAGCCCCGCAAGCCCGTGGCGACCGCAAGGCGTGGCTGGCATGAGTCACGACACACGCCGGGAAAGCAGCATCGAGCGCGTTTTGCGTGAAGGCGTGGAAAAACTGGGCGGCAAAGCGTACAAGTTCGTGTCCCCCGGCGAGGCTGGGGTGGCCGACCGCGTGATCGTTCTGCCGTTCATTCCGGTGTGGTTTGTCGAATGCAAGGCTGAACACAAACCACTGGAGCCGTTGCAGATACTGTTCAGGGATTTTGTGACTGAACGCGGCCACCAGCATGCGACGCTGGATTCGATAGCCAAGGTGTCGAACTGGCTGGCCGCACGGCACCGCGACATCATGCGAGCAAAGGCACTGCGATGAGCGAGATATGGACCCCCCGCGTCTATCAGGATCACGGGCTGGACTTCGTGCTGGACACGCCGGACTGCGGTCTGTGGCTTCCCATGGGTCTGGGAAAGACCAGCATCGCCGCGACCGCGATCATGACGTGTCTCTACGATACGTTCGACGTGCGGCGTGTGCTGATCGTGGCACCGAAGCGTGTAGCCAGCAAGGTGTGGCCGGATGAGTTCGCCAAGTGGAAGCATCTGGCGTTCATGCAGTACCGTGTGCTGAGCGCGGCAGACTTCGGACTGACCCCCGGCTATCAGACCGTGGACGTGTACGAGCCGGTGCTTGAAACGATTCGAAAGAAGCAGAAGAAAGGCAAGCTGACGTTCGGCTGGGACAGCGAGGACGATGCAGCCAACCGCAAGGCCAAGGCCGCATGCAAGAAGCGGCTACAGTCCTACACTGAACGCATTCACATCGTGTCGTGGGACTTTCTTGAATATCTGGTTGACGCCTACGGTGTGAACTGGCCGTATGAAATGGTGGTGCTGGACGAATCGAGTTTCATCAAGAGTCAGGACACCAACCGCTTCAGGGCTTGCCGTGACTTCAGGAAGCACACGGGCCGCATTGTCCAGTTGACCGGCACGCCTGCAACCAATGGCCTGCTGAACATCTGGAGCCAGCTATGGATACTGGACAAGGGCAAGCGACTGGGCGAAACGTACAGCGCCTACCGCAGCGCCTATTTCACTCCCGCAGCCACGGGAAGGGATGGCACCGTGTATAGCTGGGCTATCGACAAGGGAGCGAAAGAAAAGATTTACGGCCGCATCGGTGACATCGTAATGTCGTTGCGTGCGCAGGACTGGATCACCCTGCCCTCTGTCATTGACAACCCGGTCTACATTGATCTGCCTGAGAAGGCGCGCGACATGTACGACACCATCGAGCGCGATCTGGTGGCGATGATGAAAGGCAGCACGGTCAGCGCACGCAACCCGGCAGCGCTGGTGAACAAGCTGATGCAGATAGCGAACGGCACGGTCTACGACGATGGCCGCAAGCCTGTCCACGTGCACGACGAGAAGCTGAAGGCACTCGCAGAGATAGCGGAATCACAGGACGGCAACCTGCTGGTGTTCTACGCCTACAAGCCTGAAGCTGAAGCAATCCAGAAGTTCTTCGGCAAAAAGGCAGTGAAGCTGGACACCGACGCGAAGATGGATGAGTGGAACAAAGGCCACATCAAGATCGCCTACAGCCACGCAGCCAGCATCGGTTATGGCAGCAACATCCAGAAAGGCGGCAACAAGGTGGTGTGGTACTCACCGACGCACAATCTTGAACACTGGCAGCAGGCCAACGCACGACTGGTGCGCAGTGGACAGGAAGCGGACCATGTGATCCAGTCGTGCATCATGGCGACCGACACACTGGACAGGCATGTGAGATATCGGGTACTGGCAGACAAGGAAGCAGACCAGCAGAGTCTGATGGATGCCGTACTCGCACGGATAGGGGAACTGTAATGCTGTTCGAACGACTCTCAAGCCTTACGATTGGTGTATCAGGATTTGCGGAAAGGGTTGACGGCACATCAGTGCGAACAACCGACTGGACAGATATGGCGCAGGCGCTGGGCCGGTGCACAAAAGAACAGGCCGATCTGCTGCGTGCGATCTATTTGCAGGACGCACGCGCAGCACGCCGCGTGGTGGAGCGGCTGGCGCGCAAGACATGCAGGATAGAACACGCGGGCCTGCTGTCACGTGACCTTGCGTTCAGCACGCTGCGTGCGTTCAGTGCGATGCGACCGTGTGAGCATTGCGAGGGACAGGGCCGCGTGAAAATGCCGGACGGCATGCGGCTGGACATCGAGACCGGCGAGTGGGCACCCTACAAGGGCGGCTGGAAAAACTGCACATGGTGTCGTGCAGACGGCTACACACACGTGAAGCCTGTCGAAGTCCAGAAGCTGATGCACGTCAGCGATCAGGTGTGGGAACTGCTACTTGCGCGACCGTTCGTGGATGCCTATGAACAGTTGCGCAAGTGGCATAAAGACGGCGAGGCGACTATCTCTGCTGCCTAGACTCAAGAATCATGCGAACGCATTCCGCGATGGCTTCGCCCCGCTTGACACGCTTCGGACTGACACCAACGATCAGCCAGTCTTTCCAGTCCGACTCGCGTGCCACCGTGTAAGGGCCGACACGGAAGCGTATAACGCGTGTCCACACCCTGCCCTGCTGCACATTGCTGGTGTGATCCGTGCCGACCGTTATGCCGTTGATGGTGGCTTCAGCTATTGCGTCCTGTGTGTTCACGATTGCCTCCGCTGTCTGATGGTCTGCCCGCAGCAGGGGCAGCGATTCTGTGCTGCCCTTCTGATTGCACGGTAGACCGCTGATGGATCGAGACCGTACTTCACGGCAGCAGCATAGGGTGTGGCGTCCGTGTGTTCCTTCAGGTACAGCAACGCCTGCTGCGTTCGCGACATGCCCTGAACATCGTCCGGCTTCACATACGTGCCGACCAGCAGCGAGCCATCATCCAGCACAGGTTCAGGGTCCGGTGTCAGAGCCAGTGCTTTGACCTGATCGTTCAGCCGGTAGACCGCAAGGCCGCGCACCGTGTCCAGTGCGTTAATGACCTTGGGCCGCAGGTTCTCTGCGAACTGGCCTAGCAGTTCATCGAGCGTCATTTCAGTCATGGTTACTTCCCCTGATGATCAAGACGTGCGATGCAGTACGCGAGCCGCCACGTGTCACGGATACCGGACAGCAGACGGGCACGTGTCAGCACGCGGTGCATGGCGACATCAGCCGGTGTCGGCGCGCGGTAGGTGTAGCACGCGAGCCGCATTGCGGTGGCCGGTGCATAGCCGTCTGCCCGCAGTGCGCGGTAGTGAGCCAGTACCGATGGATCAATCATTTTATTCTCCGTCGTCCAGCAGACCGGCACACGTCATGGCGTGCCGAACTGATTCGTTGAACTTCTCCATGCCGACATCCAGCGTCATTGCAAGCCGGACATCAGAGCCATATTCGCAACGATATGAGTGATCGTGCATTTCGAGCAGCTTGACAGCGTACTGGCCGGGTATATTGCAGGTGGCAATCACCTGCTGAACAATTCCGAATGCCATGACAATCTCCTACAGTTGAGGGAACAGACTACAGCCCCCTGTCACGGGGCTGGGTATGTCGCCTAGAGCTTGCGCAGCCAGTTCTGCCGGGTATTGGTGAAGCCCCTGTTCAGAGCGTACTTGTGTGCCTG